GATCCGGTCAAGCCCGCCGAAATCTTGACGGGCGTCGATGCCAAGATGTCTGCTGGTTGGGTCTACGTTCCCGTGATCCAAAAGATCACGCTACAGGCCGACAGCGACAGCAATTCGATCTTCGAGAACTGGTACGCCTCCAACGAGGCGGCTCAGGACATCTACTTCGCACAAGGGATCCTTCGTCTGCCGGCAGTCCAGCGGTCCTACGTCCTAACCAATGGAGTCCTCACATCACACAAACCAAGCCCCGACGTGAAGAAGCTGCTACAGCCGCGCGTTTACGAGATCACCTGGGAGTCCGTCGTAGCCGCGCCGATCTGACCTGAACACTCCGACCATCCAAGGAGATAGAAGTGAGGAACACAGCAGATTACACCGTCACATCCGAAGGACGGGACAAAGGCAAGGTGTTTCGCATCACAGAGATGTCCGCAACGCAGGGCGAGATGTGGGCCGCTCGGGTCTTCCTCGCGCTGGCAAAGTCGAATGTCGAGATTCCCGACGAGATTGAGGATATGGGCATGGCGGGCCTTGCCAGCTTAACCCTCAAGTCACTCAAGGGGGTCTCATTCGAGGACGCGAAGCCTCTGCTCGATGAGATGTTCAAATGCGTGCAGCTTGTGCCCGATGCGCGGCATCCGCAGGTCACGCGCCCCCTGATCGAAGATGACATTGAGGAGATCGGCACGCGGCTTCAACTGCGGCGTGAGGTCCTGCACTTGCATCTGGGGTCTTTTCCGCTCGCCGGCCCCTTGAAATCGGCCATGTCCAGGGGGACGGCAAACGATACGCCAGCTACAGCAACGTCCCAAGGACAATCGGTGCAGTAGTCTCGAGCCGACTGGCGACGCTGCATGAGCTGGATACTGTACTCGGGGTAAAGGATCTCTTCGACTTGATCGAGATAATTGTGGTCGACAGGTACAACGAGCACCTAGCCTACAAGAGAGACTGACCAAAATGGCTGCCACAATTATCGACCGCCTTATAATGACGCTCGGCCTCGACTCGAGCGACTACGATAAGGGTCGCAAGGAGGTCGACGAGGGTCAGAAGAAGATGCGGGAGGGGTCTGAGAAGACCCGCAAGGTCTGGGAGGAGGATGGCAAGAAAGCCGTCAACACCTTCAAGGCAATCCGCAATGAGGTTCTCGGGCTGGTAGGAATCTCGCTCACGATGGCGTGGGCGAAGAACTTCGCCACGAGCCTTATCGACGCCGATGCAGCGGTTGGCCGGCTGGCAAAGAACCTGAACATGACCACGGAAGACCTGTCTGCGTGGGAAGGGATCTTCACGCAGATGGGTTCCTCGGCTTCGGACGCCGACAACATGTTCCGCACCATCCAGAAGACGGTGATGCAGGTGCGCGCGGGGCAGGAGACCACCGCACTGGGGCCGCTGTCTCGCATCCTCCAGGGCAATCTCGGCGAGTTCATGTTCGGCAACACGTCGAACCAGCGCCGCGCGTTTCTGCTTTCCGAGGGCTTGACTAAGATGGGCCGGGAACAGGCCCAGTTATGGGGTCAACAGGCCGGCTACACCGAAGACCAGATCAACGCGCTCCTCAAGGGCGTGCCTGTGCTCACCAAGGAGCTCGAGGAGCGCAGGAAGATCTACAAGGTTTCAGAGGCGCAGGCCGAAGCGGCTGCGCGGATGCAGAAGCTCATCGACCAGATGGCTGCGGGCTGGAAGTCTCTGGGTCAGGAGCTTGTGTTTGCGCTGGCTCCAACCGTCATCGACATGCTCAACCAGCTCTCGAACTGGCTCCACAAGCCGGAGAACGTTCGCGAGGTCAAAGAAGCTATCAGGTGGATCGCAGATCATCTTAAGTCTGTTCCGTGGCACGCCATCGGGTTGGAGATCCAGAAGATTTGGACCTACGCCGACAAGGCAGCGACGGCGATGGGAGGTTGGGGCAACGTGGTAGAGGGCTTGGCCGGCGCATGGGTGCTGAGCAAGTTCATGCCTCTGGTCACCGGCCTCGCCATGATCGGGCGCTTCCTGGTGATGCCGGTCGCGGCTTCCTCCGTGGGCGGTGTGCTGCTGGCGCTGGCGGGTGGGCTGTCGATTGGCACGGGGCTGAACTGGCTTATCGACAAGGGTGTGTCGGCAGCTACCGGCAGGGACAGTGAGACTCTGGGTGGTTGGCTCTACGAGATGACTCACACGCCTGAGGGCAAGAACAAGATACTCGAATGGCTGGCGGAGTCAAGGAAGTCCGGCATCGCGGAGATGGCCGCGCACGGTGCCGACGTGTCTCAGTACGGGAACCAAGTCACGATCAATGGAAACGTCGTGGTGCAAGCAAACGACGCAAAGGGAGTCGTCCAGGGGCTTACAGACTTGGGGGCGAAGCCCGGTGTCAGAACGTCCACGATGGCTGCAAGCGGGGGAAGGTAAATGGCTCAGCTGCTGCCCGGTATGCCTTCGCTAATGAACGTTCCTGGCGTCTCGAGCGTCCTGAGCATTGTGAATCAGGGCTTGATGGTTGCCGATGCGTTCAACATCCTCACGCGCGCAAAGCCCATCTGGGGGATCTACTTCAACAACGCGCCGGTGATTGCTGCGGACTCCACGCTGAGTATTGAGGTGCAGGAGGAGTGGAACGTTTCCGACTACCCGGTTGAGCAGGGCGGGTTCCAAACCTATAACAAGGTTCGGCGTCCCAGTCAGATTCGAATCACTCTGCTCAAGTCTGGATCTGAGCAGGTTCGCAACGCATTTCTGCTAAAGGCGAAATCCGCCGCTGCTTCCCTAGACCTTTATACGGTCATTACGCCAACCGATAGCTACGACAGCATGACCATCGAACGCTACAGCTACCGGCGCACTAGCGAGCGAGGGATGCAGCTACTCAGAGTGGAGTTTCACATGCGGAGGATTGTGGTCTCCGCGACTCCAACCGCGTTTACGAATACCGCATCGGTGTCCGGTCTGTCTCCGGTCATAGGAGGTCAGGTGCAGTCTCTGTCGCAGCAGCTGACCTCTCAGATAGCGAGCACGGGTATTCCAATACCCTCGCAGTCGCTGTCCAACCAATTGACACAGCAGATTCTCGGGCTGGCGCACTGACCATGCAGATCATACCTGTCCAAGACGTGCCTGCGCAGACCTTCGACATCTTGTTGGGCGGGCAGCAATGCACGATCAACATCTACCAGAAGTCGACCGGACTGTACCTCGACGTCTCAGAGACTGGAGTTCCGGTCGTGGCGGGTGTGGCTTGCCAGAACCTGAACCGGATTGTTCGGGATGAATACTTGGGATTCACAGGAGACTTGATTTGGCAGGATACTCAGGGCTCGAGCGATCCAACGAGCCCGGGTCTAGGGGCGAGGTATCAGCTTTACTACCTCGAAGCCGCTGACGTAGCGGCGATACTTGCGGCGAACCCACTGGCATGAGCTTCAAGAGACGCGCCATCCAGCTCACGTTCCAGCTCGCGCAAGGGGCCACCTTCAAAGAGAGCGGAACAAACGAGCTGACTCTGCCCCAAGGGCTGCGCATCAGTGCGAACATTTCCGCCCTCGGTGGGGTGTCGATGTCCCACGCCGAGGTTCGGGTCTACGGTCTCACGCTGTCGCACATGAACGCTCTGGGCCGCTACGTTCGGCTCGCGGACGGCCGGCTTATCCAGCAGCTCAACAACCTCATCATCAAGGCGGGCAACTACGGGGAGACTCTGCAAACCGTCTTCCAGGGACAAATCCAAATCTCGAACATCCAGATGGGAGGGGTGCCCGACGCGGTGCTGGAGCTGTCTGCTTACGCGGGTTCGTTCGCTGCGGTGCAGATGATCCCACCGACCAGCTACTCGGTGCCGTTCACCGTAGAGGGTGCGCTATCCGATCTCGCGGCCACTGGGGGCTATGCCTTCTACAACTACGGGGTCTCGAAGCAGTTTGATCGGGGCTACTACTGGGGCACGGTGCGCGAACAGATGCTTCAGATTGTGCATGATGCAGACATCGAGTGGAACGGGTTGCAATTCGGAACGCTAGAGATCTGGCCCAAGGGTGGTGGACGGGAGGGATTGATATCACTCATTTCCCCGGAGACCGGCTTGGTAGGCTACCCCACGAACTTCGAGATCGGGGTCGCCGTGTTGACAGAGTTCAATGGGAACCTACGTCAAGGAGGGCTGTGCGAAGTTCGGAGCAGCTTGGGGTTCGCGAACGGTGCCAAGTATCGAATCACCAAGGTGGACCACGAGCTCGAGAGTGAGATGCCGAACGGCCGCTGGTTCACCGCGATACACGGGTTCCCAATGGATTCAGACCTTTTCAGCCCGCAGAAGCCACAATGACCACCGCTACCGACACCGGCTATCAGAGCTTCCTCGATCTCCTTAGCGACTTCGAGGCGATGAACACCCACATCCAGTCGGTCGTGGCCCGTATGGCGACCGCAACACTGGTTCAGGTCAAGGCTTGCACGAACAGCGGGGGACTTGCTCCGTTCGGGTTCGTGGACATTCTGCCTCTCGTGAACATCCTCAATGGAGCTGGCATTGCGACCAAGCACGCGGTCATCTATCACTGCCCGTACTACCGCGCGCAGGGCGGGCAGAACGCAATCATCCTGGATCCGCAGGAGGGGGACATTGGAATCGCGGTGTTTGCGAGCCGGGACATTTCGGCGGTCAAGGCAACGCAGGCGCAGTCGAACCCCGGCAGTCGCCGACTCTTTGACATGGCCGATGCCTTGTATATCGGTGGGCTGCTGAACGGGGTGCCAAACCAGTTCGTGAGGTTCTCGACGGACGGAATCCACCTTCAGTCGCCCACCCTAATCGAGCTGGACGCGCCGGACATCAAGCTGGTAGCGCCCACGATTGAGCTGAACGGGAGTACCTCTATCGGGATAACCACCGCGCAGCTCAACATCAATGCGACGGCGACCACCTGGACCGGAGCCATCGTGAACAACGGGCATCACATCGACAGTACGCATACCCACGGCGGTATCCAGCCGGGTGGAAGTAACACGAACGTCCCGAACGTATGAGCACACTCAGATGTCGACCCTCTACTTAGATCCGACTACCTGGGACCTTGTCCTGGATGCGAACGGCAACATTGCGGTCGCTACGGAACCGTATTCGCTAGCACAGGACGCAGCGAGCCAGCTACGCACCTTCAAGGGTGAAGTCTTCTATGACACAACACAAGGGATCGACTACTTCGGACTCGTACTTTCTCAGCCGCTGAATCTGGCACTGCTTCGTTCCCTGTTGACAGACGCGGCCCTCGCGGTTCCAGGGATAGTCGCGGCGCAGGTGTTCCTCTCGGACATTAGCGGGCGCACGGTTCACGGTCAGGTTCAAATAACCGACACAGACGGCACGATTGCCGCAGCGAGCTTCTGATGCCAACCAATGTTCCTTCCCCAGTCTTCGGGCCTGCCGGGTTTTCGGTGCCCACTGAGCAGGCGATTCTTGCCGGCAGGCAGCTCGACTACCAGTCTGCGTTCGGCGCGCAGCTGAGCCTCGCGCTGACCACACCGCAGGGCCAGCTGATGCAGAGTGACACAGCCTGCATCGGCGACAAGAATGACAAGTTCTTGCAGGTTGTGAACGGCATGGACCCGGCGCTCAACTCCGGACGGATGCAGGACGCCATTGGCCGCATCTACTACCTGAAGCGCCTGCCCGCCCAATCCACCGTCGTCACCGCAACGTGCTACGGGCTCACGGGAACAGTCATCCCGATCAACGCGCAGGCTGTGGACCAAGCGGGCAACGTTTACCTCTGCGTCTCCGGGGGCACCATTCCGGCAGCGGGAAACATCACGCTCGAGTTCGCGTGCGCGCAGGTTGGTCCAACCTTCTGCCCCATCGGATTCCTCAATTCAATCTACAAAGCTATTCCCGGGTGGGACTCCATCAACAATCTGGTCGCGGGTGTGGTTGGCACAAACGTAGAGACGCAATACGCCTTCGAGTCCCGTCGTCAGCAATCCGTCGCGGTCAACGCGCAAGGCACGTCTCCAGCGGTGCTCGGGGCGATACTGGGCGTGCCGGGTGTGCTGGATGCCTATGTCCTCGACAATCAAAGCAATACGCAAGCCGGAGCATCGTTCACCGGCTCAATCGCCACAACGGTCCTCACGGTTGCCGCTTCCCCCGCGCCCGTAGGCACGCTCGCCATCGGCCAGACCGTAGTGGGTCCAGGGGTTGCGCAGTCCACGACCATCGTTGCCTTCCTGACCGGCACGGGCGGGGCCGGTACCTACACCGTGAGTATTTCGCAGAGCGTTGCCTCTGAGGCAATGACCTCCGGTCCGGGCGGTCAGATAATTCCAGCGAACTCCCTCTACTGCTGTGTAGCTGGAGGCTCGCCCGCTGCGGTTGCGCAGGCAATCTGGACGAAGAAGGGTCCCGGAGCTCCGACAGCCGGCAACACGACGCAGGTCGTCTATGACACAGTATCGGGCTACCTGCCCCCGCTGCCTTCGTACAACGTCAACTTCCAAACACCTGCCGCGATCGCGATACTGTTCGCGATCTCGATGCAGAACAACCCGAACGTCCCGTCGAACGCGATCTCCCTGGTTCAGAACGCGGTCACTGCATCCTTCAACGGGCTCGATGGCGGGCCGCGCGCTCGGATAGGAGCGTGGCTGCTGGCGTCCCGCTTCTACCAGAACATCGCGGCCCTTGGTTCGTGGGCGGTTATCTATTCCATCCAGGTGGGCGTCGGGGCATCGGCGAACCAGAACTCGCTGCTGATACAGATCAACCAAGTGCCCACGCTGGCAGCAAATAACATCACGGTGACGTTCCTATGAGCGACTTCGACGACCTTGCCGGCCCGGATGTACTTGGGCAGGATCAGGCCTCCTCGAACTTCGTTACGAACGCTCCGGTGCAGTTCGCGACCGGCGACGGAATCACGCCTCAGTTCTGGCTCGCGCCCGACAGTCAGGACATCATCTCGTGCAACGTGTTTGCGCTGTGGCGCAAGGACTGGCAAGGCAACCTTCAACTCTCTACGACTCCGCGCACGAACCTGCTTCTTCAGTCGCAGGCGTTCCTTCAAGCTCCGTGGGCAACGCTTGGAAGTGTGAACCTTACCGGGGCCGCAGCCGTTGCGCCGGATGGCTCGCTGACCGCGAAGCTCGTGGCGCAGAGCGCCAATGGCTCCTCCCTCTACCAGGATGTTCCGTTCTCGGGTGGGCAGCAAGCCGCAGCGTCTGTCTTCATTGCGCCTGCCACGGCAACCGCACTCCAGCTGACCCTCTGGTGGTTCACGGGCGGTGTCGCGCAGGAAGTCTCCGCCACGTTCAACCCCTCGACGGGGGTGCTCGTGCCGAACGGCGGTTCTCCTGGGACCACGCTGGCGCACTACGCGGTCATTCCTTTGGCTGGCGGGTGGTATCGAATCGCGGTGGGTGGGGTTGGCAACGACACAAGCAATACGAAGGCGCGGTTCCAGATCTACGACAACTCCGGAACGGTGTCCTCGTACTATGTGTGGGGCGCGCAGCTTGAGGCCGGCATCTTGCAGACTTCGTACATCCCGACGGAGCTTACTCAGGACACTATCACCGATTACAGCGTAGATACGCTTCTGGGCCTTATCACGTTTGGTCAGATCCCAGTGCTCGGCGCCGCGCTCACGTGGATGGGGAACTACATCTACGTCACCGCGGAAGAGCCGGCATGGGATCCGCCTCTGATGTCGCAGTACGCGAACAGTCCGGTCATTACCGGCCTGATGCAATCCTTCGCGGAGGCAATAGATCCGGAAGCCGACATCGAGAACTTCTACAACCTGATGTGGAATGTAGACACCGCGCAGGGCTACGGGCTGGACGTGTGGGGCCGCATTGTGGGCGTGAACCGCGTGCTGGCGGTACCCAACACTTCCGAGAAGTACCTTGGATACATGGAGGCGAACAGCCTGTCGGGCGAACCGTTCAACTGGGGCCTGTTCTGGAACGGCGCGCAGGCAACGCAGAACTTCGCGCTGTCGGATGACCTCTTCAGAACCGTTATCCTGGTCAAGGCACTCATGAACATCTCGAGGGCCACCATCGCAACGTATAACAAGGCTCTGATGACCTTATTCCCCGGCATTGGGAACTGTTACGTCGTCGAGACCGGACCAATGAAAGTACAGCTCACATTCCCGGCACCGCTGTCTGTGATTCAGAAGGCGATCCTCCAACAGACCGGCATCTTTGCTCCCCCGACCGGGGTTCAATTCACGATCGCGCCGTAGAGGAACGACCATGCAATCAAATCAACTCCCCGTCTTGCTTCAGAGCACATGGGCAAAGGGTGCCGGCGGAGGCTACATTCGCCAGCCTCCGTGGCTGTCGCAGATTGGAATCCAGAACGGCGCCGCTTCGTTCGCGGATGGATTCCCCCCGCTGTGCTTCTTGCAGAAGGAAGCCGGTGGTTCGTTCCCGTTCGGGCAGGACTTCAACGGAATATTCCAGCTTCTGTCCGCGGGCCTGCAATGGCTACAGGCCGGAGGGCTGGCGCTCTACAACGCGGTTCTGAGCGCCGCGATTGGTGGATATCCACTGGGTGCAGTGCTGGTGAAGGCGAACGGTACGGGCTTCTGGATATCCGTCGCTGAAGGCAACACGTCGAACCCGGATGGCACTACCCCGACCGGATGGGCCGACCTGCTGGCCCAGTACGTGAAGAACGACGGACGCACCTACGGGATCAACATCTCGGGCAACGCGACGACTGCGACGACTGCGCAGAGCGCGGTGACGGCCCAGACCGCTATCAACGCGCAGCTTGCCACGCTGGCGGGGGCCATCGCCAACTACGCGCCGGCGATGGGGGGCTGGTTCAACGCTGGAGCGACCAGTACCTCGGGAGTTGTGAACTTCACGTTACAGGCCCTCGCCCCCGTGGGCCTCGTGTCCTATACAGCCGGGGTTGCAAAGGTCGCGGTCGGAGGGAACTATTTTGTCTCTGGCGGATTCAAGACCTTCAGCACCGTGCAGAACGCTGGAGTTGCGAGGATTGAGATCTTCAAGAATGGCGCGTCAACAGGCTACGCGAATGAGGGACAGATAGGCACCGGTCAAGAGTACCTTCCATTGGCTACATCTGGGATGGTTGCACTTGCGGCGAATGACACAGTTTCGATCTACGTTACGTTGTCGGCCGGCATGACGCTTCCAGGCGGTCCTGGTCACTTCAGTCTCCACCGGGTCTTTTCCAATGAGTAACGAAAAACTGTGGAGTTGGCTTTGGGGCACAGTGGGCTCCTTCCTCGGAAGCCTTTGGACGGCTGCCGGCCTGCCGTGCTTGACTCACCCGATTCGGGCTTGGTTGCAGAAGCACCATCCAACGCATTTCGTTCTGCGCTGGTTCAATAAGGCGTTCAGGCAGGAAAGAAAATGACTCCTCAGCAATTCATAGATGCACTGGCTCCCGCTGCACGGGCTTCTGCAGCACGGACCAAGATTCCTGCGTCGTTTACGATTGCGACCGCCGCTTTGGAGTCCGGGTGGGGTTCGTCCCTTCTGGCCCGAGAGGCGATGAACCTCTTCGGGATCAAAGCCGACCCCTCGTGGGGTGGCGCGTTCATCTCCTTGCCTACGAAGGAGTTCCTGAACGGGCAATGGATAACTACGGAGGCCAAGTGGCGTACGTACGCAAGCTGGCTCGCCTCGATCACGGACCATGCCCAGTTCTTGCAGCACGACCGATACAAGGACGCGTTCAAAACAAGTGATCCGATTGAGTTCGCCACGGCTGTCCGGAAGGCCGGCTACTCCACGGACCCGGACTACGTGAGCAAGATTGAGAAGATCATCGACGCGCATGATCTGAGGTCGCTGGATGGTCCAGCGCCAGAACTACAGAAGGAGGAAGTTATGCCATCCCCATCCGCACCATCCAACAGCAGCGTGAATACCATGATTGCAGGGGCGGGGGGAACTTCGCTCGTCGGCTTTCTGACTTGGATATTCGATGGGCGACATGCGCCGGTTCCGGCCTACGTGACCGCCTTCGTGGCAGCGTGCATCGCATGGGTTGCGCACGCGCTCTACAACACCGCGAAGTCGAAGGGCTGGATCTCGGCTGATACCCCTTTACCCCCGGCCTCCTAATGGTGGAGGCCTCAACTCAAGCAGGAGAACTACAAATGAACCAGAACACTCCATTCCTCATCAAGTTCAACGTCGATCTGATCGTCGGGTCCATCATCAGCCACGCCGGAGACGCGAAGGCTCAACTGGCGAAAGCCAATGAGGTCCTGTCCGTCTGCAAGGCGTTCACCGCCATCAACAGCGGCGACGTGCTGACTGGCCTGACCATGTTGGACGACGTGCTGAATGCCGCTGCGGCCGGAAGCAATCTGGGCAACGCGATGGCAATCCAGACGCTCATCTCGTGGCTCTCGACCAAGGCAGCGGCTCTTCAGCAGGTAGCTTCCGGCACGCTGCTCGGATCTCTGCAAACGGAGATGCTCAACGCGGTGCTTGCGGAAGCTGCGTCGGTTGCACAGGCATACATCGCGGCAGCGCCAAAAGCGTGATCTGAAATCAACGTGCGCCTGATGAGTAGGGGGGATGGATGGCTCCCTTGCTCATCCTTCGCCCCCGACCTTCCCCCTCTCCTGGTCGGGGGCATTTTTTTCCGTGGTCCCTGCCGGCACCCCCGCACACTTTGGACCAGCTTGTCAAGCCCTACCGGAGTTAGCGGGCGCTTACTTTTTAATACAGCCTCCAGGCTGCGCTGCGGCCCCGAGTGGCTGTCCTAGGGCGCACCCATGCCGGCGCGCGGCGCCTAGCCGGCTGGCTGGCGGGCTGGCAGGCACCCGCGCCCGGTAGCTGCCCCCACCCCGCAGGCCCCAGTCGAGGAGGTGTTAGTGTGTACTTACACCGGCCCGCTACCAGCTGAGGGTGCTGCCGGCCCCGGTCTTGGTCACCAGCACGGTTCCGGCGAACGGGAAGTCGATGCTGCGGTGATCCGCAATGAGGATCACGCGCCCGTACCGCTTCGCGCGCTCCTCGAGCACCGCTAAGAGATCCTTGATGCCTTCTTCGCCGAGCCACGTCGTAGGTTCATCCCACAGCTCGAGATTGCAGTCGAAGCCGGTGCGCGCTGAGATCATGTTGGCAACGCCGAGCTGAGCCGCAAGACGAAGCCGCTGCGACTCCCCTCCGCTCCACACCTCCCACGGCACCGCCCCAGTCACGACCGCAGGGTTTAGAACGTCGCAGTTGAAGCCCCGGCGCACCGTACCCTTCTTCGTTTCCTTCTCCACGGAGAACTCTAACTGCCACGCCTCAAGCCCTAACGCCACCAAGCACTCGTTCACTTCAGCGTTCAGCTGGCGCAGAGATTCTTCGATGAGCTGGAACCGTATGTCCTTGAACCCCTTTTGCCAGAACTCGAAGGCGGAGGCCATGAAGCGAACCCCGCCGAGTTCCTTGTTCACGATCTGAAGGTCCGCCTTCGCCTTCTTCACCCGCGCTGCCAGTACGGCCCGTTCCGTGCCATAGGGGTCACGCTTGGCAGCAAGCCGCTTCAGGTCCTGCTTCGCATCCGCCTCCTCCTGCTCGGCGGCAATGATGTAGATCTCATTCTTCTCCGCAGTGTTCTTGAGCTGGCGCATGGCAGCATCAGCCTTGTCCGCTTCCTCCTTGTAGCCGCTCAGCGCGGATTGGCAGTTCTTCAGATCATCCGCCACCTCCTCAAACGCGCGCAGGGCCACCCGCTGCTTCTGCTGGCACGCTTCCGCAACCGCCTCGAGCTTCCTGCGGTGCTTGAGCGCGTGGCGCTTGTCGATGCCCTGAGCGCAGGTGACGCAGGTCGGCTTCCTTGCCACGTCGACGAACCTGGACCACACCGCGTTCGCGTTTTCAAGCTCCGTTGAGGCACGCTCGAGACGCAGCTCGGCTGCCCGGTAGTGCTTCTTTAGCCCCTCGGCCTTCTCGAGCGCGTTGCCGAGCTGTGCGTTTGCGTGCTTGGATGCCTTAACTAGCTCCTTGAGCTCCTCCAGGTATTCCTGGACCCCCTTTTGCAGCGCCTTCAGCTTTTTCGTGGCCTTCTCGATCTTCTTCTCTGCCAGCCCAAGAGACTCTATGTGCTCCTCCTGCCACGCACTGCTCCGCTCCTCGAGGTCCTTCTGACTTTGCTCAAACGCTTCAACGGAGGCTTCGGCGCGGGCCACCTTTTGCTCCATCTGCGCGACTTCCTTCTCGTACTCGCCGCGCAGGAACCTTGCCTGATCGCTCTTCTCCTCCCATCGCTCGAGCTTCATCACCCGGCTGTAGATTTCCATACGCGCGGCCGGCGACAGGTCCACGAAGCTCGGGCTGAACTGGCTGAAGTAGAAGCTGTAGAGAAACTCATCGGCGTCTATTCCGAGGAACTTCTCGAGTTCGACTTGATCCACTTCCTTATCGTCTGCAACGTCGCCGCCTATGCGAAGGGAGTTCGGGGATTGGGTCCGCTTGATCCACCCTCGGTCTGTAAGTATCTGCACCGAGGCACTACTCGCGGCCCAGTTGACGACGTTGCCCGCTTTGATGTTGCGCGAGGTCTTTCCGAACAGGCACCAAAACAAGGATTCGAACAGGCTGCTCTTGCCGGCCCCGTTAGCACCTAGTGATGGCTCGACTTCGTTTAGGCCGGCAACGTGGTAGAGGCCGGGGGGCATACGTTTGATGAGGATGGATTGAGGCTCGGTGAACGAACGAAAGTTCTCGAGCCAGATCTTATTGATCTTCACGACTTTGTTCCCTCCTGTGGCGGCTCAGAGGCCAGCGCGTCGTTGATTTCAACGGCCATGCGTCGAAGTTCATGCCGTATTGCAATCGCAGTCTTATCGTGAAACCAGACTGGGTTTGCAGCTATCTTGTCCGCCGCATTCGCCAAGGCATCGCGTTGAATCCGCCTCGCATCGAGCGCGTCCGGGGCGGCGGAAAGGCGATCATCGTTCAGCAGCGCTTCTAGCGTGTCCCGATCCCAGTCGCCCTGATTCAAGTAGCCCTGAACTACTTGACGCCACGCCACCGGCTCCTGCGGCGGCGATGCGCTCGCGCGGGCGAGGGAGATGAGGCGGACGAGCATCCCTGTGATAGCGACAAGTTGCCCACTTCCCTCTACGACCGCATCACCATGGAATACGCGGAAGCCGGCCTGTTCCCACAGCCTCAACGCCTCGTCCCTGTCGCCCTCCGGCGCTGGCTTGTACGGACCATCTGCCAGAGCCATCCGAGCCGTCAGATCGTGCATGGATTCGCCCTCCGGCGCTTGGCGGGCTTCGTCGGTCGCTTTCATACTGCCCACCTTATTCCGCATCGTTCGCAAACCCACTGCTGCTCCATTTCGTATCCGCAATTGCAAATGACTGGACTCTCCGGCACTTGGCGGGCCTGCCGGTCGGCGGCGATCACGGCGCGGGCGAAGGCGATCAACGCAGGATATGGCTCGGTTTTATCCCCACCGCCGGATTGAATCCAAAGGTCAACGATCCGCTCATCACTTAGTTCTATCATGTTGATCTCCTGAGTAAAAGAAAAAGCCCTCCGTGTTCTCCTCGGAGGGCGTAGGAGGCTGGTCGACGCAGATACTTGCCAGTCGCAAGGGCGAACGAGAGGTACCACCCTCCCGGAGATCATCATTCCGGGTTGCCCCGGACCCGTCTGCACACGGGGGCCTAGCTAATCTTCCTCGAGTAGCTGCGCCCCTAATTTTACCAGCGGGGCTTCGACTTTGTTACGGGCGCAATAGGCGCGCAGCGCCTCGGCTGGCGTAAGCGTTCTGTGTTCCTTGGTTTGTATCTTCGGCTTCCCTGTGTGACCCACCTTCGAGAGCTGAACCGCGGACAACACCGCGCTCTGCTCCTTGCAATACTGCTGAACGAGCTGCTTCCACTCCTGCCAATCGCCGAGCTCCGAGTCGCGCAGCTTGATGATAGCCTTGATCTGATCTCCGGGGCGCAGTGCGGGAGGATCTTGGCGCACATCCGGCCCAAACTCTACGATGAGCTTGCGGATATTGAGCAGCCGCTCGGAAGTCACTTGCCTGTCTACCACCACAAGAGCTCGAGGTCGAAAACGATCTCCAAATCTGATGGGATACGGGGCTCCGCAATAAAGTACGCTCCCCACTTTCTGCGGAACGTGAATGTCGCCCGATAGTACGACCGCTCCCGTTCTATCAAACATGTGAGGATCATCTCCTCGGAGCCTTGTTCCAGTTTCAGCTCTAGCACCGTCAAAGGTGGCGTGCAGGAAGATATGCGTAGCATCCTCCACGTCGAGTTTATTCCAGTCCTCCGCAAGCGTGCGCGAATGCGGGAGAACAGCAATTCGATCTCGGCCGGACTCCAGGATTCTTGGCTCCGAATAAAACGTACACCATCCAATGAATCCCAGGAATCGAAAGTAGGGGGTGTTCGGATCAAGTCCATCATGGTTCCCGCGGAGTATGTGGATGAAGTTCAACCTGGAGGACTTCCGGCACCAATGAAGCCGGTTGGCTATCCGGTTTACCAGCCGACTTGAGTGATAATCTTTGAACTCTGTCAAATCCCCGAGTATCCAAAGCTCGTCGGCTGCGTGCTTTTTGGAGAGCTCCGCGATTTGAGAGAACACGGTCCATCGGTACTCGTCCGCTGGCCTATCTGTGAGATGTAGGTCAGAGACTACTATGGCTCTCACTTGATCCTCGGCTTGCTGCGTTTGGGCTTTGGGAAAAGCTCGTCGAACAGGTACACGTCGCACCCGTCGATGATGGCTCGCCGGTCTTTTGGTTGGTCTGGGTCCGATAGCCAGCCGGGGGACGCAATGACGATAGCCGGCAGCCGGTTTTCCTTTGCGATGAGTAGCGTGTGGCGCTTACCCGCGTCGCGCGCTTGCTTGAGCGCGGTATCCCAGAACTTCTGGAGCTTGCCTGTGCCGAACAGGCAGAACCCAGCGAGGTCCAAGCTCTTGTAGTGCTTGAGTTCCAGAAACACATCGTGCAGGAAGGTGTGCCCTCCGATGCCAGTTATGTCCCCGGCTTGGTTCTTCGCTTTGCCCTTGTTGAGCGTAGCCCGTCCTCCCGACATCGCGCTGCGCCAGAACAGGTCATCCCTGCGCCCGTCCGAGTAGTAGAGACTCAGCTGCTTGCACACAAGCCTCTCGAACAACGCACCCTTCTGCTTGCCTCCACCCTTCCTCATGGCTTGATTCCTCCGGTGCTGATGGTGAATGTGATGCTTGACAGCATTTCGTTCCTGATTATCTCTGCCAAGTCGATCGGACTCTCGTAATCGGCAAGCATGTCCAACATTCGCTGGCCGAATTTGATGTGTTTCTTCGCAATCTCGATGTTCTCCTCCGCCTGTTTGGCGTGAGCTTCGAGCATATTGGCGAACAGATTTCGCTCCCCCTCTTTCTTGTGCTTGACACGCTTTGCCAGCTTGTGGAACTTCTTGGCCTTGGCCTCCCAGGATTCCTTCATCTTCGTGTGGCCCTGTATTCCTTTCTGGACCTCCATACGCAGCGCCGAGATCAGATCTACCTGATCCTCGTTGTTCCCTTCCGCGATTCCGATGAGCATCTGGGCCAGTGTTTGCAGCTCCCCGGAGATCTCGTGCTCGAGGGTTCCGTCGCGGTCGTACTTTTGCCGGCGCTCTGGATCACTCAGCACCGTGTAAGCCAGCCGCAGCCGGCTGAAGTCCTCCTTGCTGCCCCCGTGTCGGTCCGGGTGCGTCCGCATCGCCTTGCGCCGGTAGGCTTGCTTCAGCTCCTGCGGTGTGGCATCACGAGGAACTCCCAAATCCTCATACAAGTCGGCCATTAGCTACCCCGCGAAGTGTTTGTCGTAAAGCCTCTCTATCCAGTCGAGCTGCTTCTCGCTCAGGTCCCCGATCCTTCCCCTGGCGAGGAGGTCCCGCATGTGTTCCACGAAGTCATGCTCGCGCGCGTTTAGGTCGTCCGTTTCGAGAAGACCCTCGAGGCGCATGATCTTCGCCTGAGTCGATAACATGTCCAGCCTCCTTATCTGCCTTTACTCTGGCTTCCGCGTGCCGTTTGCAGTAGACGTGCCCGTCGTACTCAAACTGGGCGAATCGGTGGCACTGGTCCGGTGGAAACCCCGGACTCCTTGGCTTGTTCATCTCCTCGCACTGCGGGAAGTTCCTCGTGTACTGAACCGGCCAGTGGACACGCCTCCTTTTCATCCTCGACCTCCAATCGGCGAGCCCAATCGTAAAGGATGCTAGAGCTCCTTATTGGGATCCCCGCTTCCATCAGCTTCGCTGCGGATTTCATCTCCTCGACCACCTTGTAGCGCCGATTAAGGAACGCAGCGACCCACGGAGGTGTCTGGTATGGGGGATAGAGCCTTAACTCCCCGGCGCACAGTCCGAGCAGTGCTAGGCTCACAGATTGCGGTAGCTTCTCCCCACGCAGCAGCTCGCTGACCATCTGCCACATGCCCGTCGACGTGCCGGCCCCGGTGTCCCATTCGTCATTCATGGCACTGCCCCTCGCAGCCAATGTGTCCGCACTTAGAACACACTGGCATGTCTTCGATGGCATACCTGAACACGGGGATGTCTCGATTGTGCCGGCGCGCTGCCCGCATCTCGAGAAGCTTGAGAGAGGAGCGCAAGTGGTCGACGAGGACAAGGTTCGTTGGATCCGGTATCTGGCTGTCGAGGTACTTCACCCGGTCGATGCACGCGCGCAGCACCTCTTGGAGATTGGTGCCCGGATAGAAGCCCACGTTGCCGGGGTAGCCCTCACCTGCCCGCTTGACGAACCTCAGCAGGCACTCGCGCGGGCTGTCGAGCATCCGAAGTGCGTAGGCGTGCCCACGGTCCAGGATCTTCATCGCCGGTCCCCTTGCTCCTGCCCCGACTGGAGCCGGTGTGGAAGACCTTCCCGCTCGGAGATTTGGTTGAAGACCTCGATAACCGCTTCGGCGAGATCAATCCCTTCGTTGGCCGCAACGAGGTCGCAGTAGATGAGGACGTCGGCCAGCTCCTTCTTGAGCTTAGCGCGCAGTATGTCCCGCTCCTCGTTGTTTGGGGAGCTTACTCCGAGGTCTACGCGCAGCAGCTTCTTCGCCACGTTTGCCGCCTCGCCGGCTTCCCCGCACATCGCGTTAGACCATTCCGCAGTGGTCCACGGGCGGAGCGACCCACGATGCCAGTAACGGGCGCGGTCGATGTTGATCGCCCGGAGCACGGCTAGGTCAAGCGAGTTGTTCATCTTCATTTGGATCCTCCCAAGTATTTCGCTTCAAACTTCTTGAGTTCTGCCAGCGCCTTCTCCGGGCTGAACAGCAGTGCCTCGAGCACCTTGCGCTCGTCCGCCTCCACCTTTTTGTAGAAGGAGTTCTCGCTCCTCTCCTCCTGTACCTGAAAGCGGTCGAGGAGCCTCTCCGCCGCGATCACCTCCGCGGGCCTTTTCTCTTTCCTGCGTTTCCTTGCCTCCCTGCGAATATCGGAAAGCCGCTCCCTGATGTAATTGCGCTGTTCCTTCGTCAGAGCCGGTTCCTTTTGGGATGGGGATGTCATAGCTTCTTCCTTTCCCTTTCGTTGATTGCCCAGATTGCGTCTCTTACCTCGAATACGAGGTTTGCCCTTTGTGCTGTGATTCTCTCGCTTCTGGCCTTGAGCTCCTCTTCAAAGTGGATGGTTGGGTCGTTCTCAAACATGGTCAGAGGCAGGCTATTGTTCACGAACGCTATAGCCTTGCGAACGCAAGCGGTGCATTCCCCGCACTCCTTGAGAGTGGGTCGGTAGCAGCTACGGGAGGCCAGCATCAAATGGTCCGCGTTGCCGTCGCTCCGCAGGAACTCGCGAAGGAACTGGCTCTTGGTCTTCTTTTCGAAGGGGGTCAGTATCTGCATGTTCTCCGCGAGTAGGCCCGGAGGGTTATCCTGTGGGTTCTGGCTCAGATACGCGAGCAGATCAAGCACCTTGTTCGTGAACCGGTCCCCGTGATCAAGCCGAATGTCGGATGCGGCGCTTCCAAGGTAGAGAGCGTCCCCGTAGGTAAAGCCCGCCGCGAGGAAATACAGGTTGCGGAACGGCATCGTGTCATTCGACAGCTTGTACGGGGCCAGATTGAACCTCCGGTCGACTTGGAGCATTGCCGGCAACCCCCCAACCTTGCCCAACCGCCGGATGCTCATCAGCTCCAGATCCTGCTCTGGGAGGCCGGTGTGAAAATAGACCAGCAGATCCGGTTTGACAAGATGCGCTAGGCAGAACGAATCCAACCCGCCTGAGTACAGAACGACACGTTTCATATATGTCTCCAAGTTTTGAGTTTTATGCCCCGCGCATTCATTCCGATTCTCCTCGTTGTTCCCTTTGCTCTTCGTAGCTCGCCCTTTCTGCATACTTGCCTCTTTCTGGTAGGAACTTCGTTTCCTTCTGGTGCCACACGTCCATCACGGTCTTGTTCAGGTCGCCGATGAGTTCCGCTCGGTACTTGGACCCCGCGTTCTCGAGCAGCCGGCGGAACGTACCTCCGCTGTCCACATAGCGCCCGTCTATCTTGTACTGATGGCGCACCGACTTGAGGTAGTTCAGATTGCTTGTGATATCGTCGATGCCGTAGCCGAACAGGATGTCGAAGCTGCACTCCCGGAACGGCAGGTCGATCTTATTCTTCTTGCACTTGGACTTCACCTGCACCCCCACGGTACGGGTGATGCCTTCGATGGTCTTCTTCAGCTGGCCGAGGTTGGCGAGCCACAGTATCTGCGAGGCGTAGAAGTCCAACGCCCTGCCTCCGCTGCGGGTGTGCTTCTCGCCAAACGTGACCCCAATGTTGTCGCGGGTCTGGCTAATGATCATGACGTGGACCAAGCTGCGCTCGAGAGGCTTGATGAGCCGGCGAAATAGCTGGCCGAGCTGCTTGGGCTTGCTGGCCCCGTAGGTGGGCGCGTCGATGCCCCGGCCCTTCTCTGCCTTGTCGCTGAGCGCATCCAGGGAGTCGACGATGTAGAGCCCGCGCCCCTTCTTGCCCACCTTCGCCAGGAACTCCACCATGTCGTCGAACAAGTCCTCCACGGTGTCTACCTTGGGCCTCAGCACATGGCTCATGTCCATGCCCAGTGCCCGCGCGTAGTTGTCGTCGAACGCGGCCTCGGTCTCCGCGTAGCACATGGTCCCGTCCGGATACTGGTGATTGAAGTTCGCCATCGCTTCGATAGCCAACAGGGTCTTCCCAGTGCTCTTGTCCCCGACCACATTGCTGATGCGGCCCAGAGGCCACCCGCCCCCCGAGCCGGCCAACACGCAGTTCAGGATTTCGCACCCGCTGTTGATGAACTCGAGTCCCTTCTTTGGGTTCGTGAAGAAGAGGCCGGTGGCACCGCCGCTGCGACCCTTGATCTTTGGTTTCGCCATTGATAGATCTCCAAAGGGTTGGAAATGGGGGAGCTCGAAGCTCCCCCTGCCGTACTTACTTCTTCTTCATCTTGCCGAGCTTGGAACGCCAGCCGCTCGTGGACTTCTTGGTCTTCGAGTCCTCGTCGTCTTCGCCTTCCTCTTCTTCCTCCTCCTCGTCCTTCTTCTTGCCCTTCACGATGGACTTCTTGCCGGCCTTGGCCTTCTTGGGCTTCTCGATCTCAAGCTGCTCGCACAGGTAGTCCTGCGCCTCCTCGAGCGAGTCGAACTCCTTGTCGCCGAACTCGACGTCGTTGGCCTCGGCGAGCGTGCCCAGTTCCTCCTCGTCCATGTCGTGGACTTCGTCCCAGGAGGGCAGGTCGCTCTCCTCCTCTTCCTCCTCGTCCTTCTTCTTGGCCTTCTTGTCCTCCTTGCCCTTCTTGATGACGGACTTGCCGGCCTTCTTCTTGGGCTTCTCGTCTTCCTCCTCCTCTTCCTCCTCGTCCCTGCGTTTGCTCTTCTTCTTGGACTCGGCGCCGGCGAACGTCTTCTTCATGTGGTCGTAATCCGAGAATTCCAGCACCGACGGCACGGGGTTCTCGATGATGAACTCCATGATCTCGGCAAGGTCGTCCTCGTCATCGGCGATCGGGCTTTCCTTGCGTGCCAGCTTGACCCCCGTGTACTTGGTCCGCTCGCGTTCGCCCTCCCGCGTGAAGATGACGTCGTAGCCCTCCTCCGGGTGGTCGATTGCCAGCACCTCGCCGTCCTCGCTGCTGGATTGCTTGGCGATCTCCTGGTCCAGGGTCCACGGCGCGCACCAGAGCTGAGCCCCCTTGCTCTCCTCCTTGCGGTCGATGATCCACATGGCGACCCGCTTGCGCGCCAGCAGAGGCCGTGCTTCGTCTTCGTCGCCGGCGTCGTACAGCTCCTGCCGCTCCTCGCACACCGGGCACGGCTCATCTTGATGCTTCTGCAAGCAGAGGAACGAGCTGCGATCCGGCCCGATGCCGTAGTGGCCCCAGATGTCCATTCCATAGTGATCCGCGTCGTCCCATGTGGGCGGAAGGATGCGGATGCGGTTCGTGCCGTCCGCAGGGGTCCAGGTGTTGAAGTCGGACTTGACGAAGCCCTCCCGGGTGAACCCCGTTTGGCTGGCCCGCTTGCCCACCTGATCCGCTGTGCGTGCGCGGTACTCGAACTTCTTTTTGGATGACTTGGTCTTGATTACCATTTTTCACTTCCTCCGGTTGAAATACGAGTCCTCAGCGGCCCTTGCTTCCTGCCGCCTCTGGTTCATCTTCGCCTTGTTCGCACTCGCGAGGGCGGAATCATGCCCCCGCTTGCTACTGTTGGCGCGCACGGTCTCGAAGTAGCCGGCCCCGTACAGCGTCACCAGCTCGTGGATGGAGTGGCTTCGCTGTTCGAATGAATCACGCAAGGCTCGGATGAGTGCCTCGCGCTTGATGGCCTCGCTGTACCGCGCATACGCCTGCTTGTGCTCCTTGTGCAGCAGAACCGCTTCACGCACCCGGTCCACGGTGGCCTTTTCCTGTGCCTCGTCCAACTCCTTTCTGATTCGATCGGCCACGTCCGCGTCGACGCGGGCCATCTCCTCCTTGAGTTCGTCGCGTTCGGCCTGCGCCAGCACATGCGCCTCGGCGACTTGGTGATAGAGCATCGGCTGCTGTTCAGCCGCATCGTCCAGCGAGTTCCTGTCGACCGCGAGGTAGCTGTGAAGCTCCTCTATCGACGGGCCTTCGCGCTTTGCCCGGATGGGTACCTTCGGCACGTGATCTCCTTAGAAGTCGACGACGCGCAGGTTGGGCGCTTCGCCGTTACTGTAGATGTTCTGAGCAATCCTTTCGATAAGCTCCTCCTCATTTCCCTCGAACTCGCGGCCCATCACCTTGTTGAGCTCTACGCGCAGCTTGGCAACCTTCCGGGCTTCGTCGAGGGTATAGCCGAGCCAGATACGCTGGCCCTCGTGTGGCGTGTGCTCCGGTGCGTACTGGTCCAGGTTCCACGCAATGTGATGCATCGTGTCTTCGCCGCAGCTTGGGCAGCTCATCGCGAACGGGGTCACACCGTCCCGGCTGTTCCAGATGCGCTCACGGTGCCCGCACGGGCAGCCGTACCACATGAGGCAGAACGCCTCCTTGTGATTATGGTTTGGCATGATGGCCTCATTCAAAAACAAGTTGTCCCAAGTCGAGCATGAACGGTGCCCAATGCTCACTCGGTGAATAGGTGTGCCCGCTGAATGCCTGGATGATTGCTAGGTACCTTTGCGGTTGATTTGCCTCCCGTGCCATCTTGGCAGCGTAGTTGATGAGCGCAAGCCGGACGCCCTCCGGTGTTTCGTCAATGCCCTCGATGAGCTTCATCAGGTTGGGCCACTTCAGCCCCTTGGCTTGGCAGACGGCCCGGATGAGCGTAATCGCCGCCTCCCCTTCCGCCTCCCCGCCTTCGCACAGCCGGGCGACTTCGCTGGCATCGTTCACACCGACACATTTTTGCAGATAAACAAGTCCAGCGCGTACCGAACCATTTGCTTTCCGTGCCACTACATCAACCAGACGGGGCTCTAGGATTCCCCCTTCTTCGTCGCTCACGTGTTTGAGGAATTCCGAGATCTCCTCCCACGATACCGAACCTAGCTGGTACTGAGTGCATCGAGTCTTGATGGTGGCCGGCACCTTGTCTGGCTCCGTGGTGCAGAAGATCCAGTACAGGTGAGCCGGGGGCTCTTCCACGATCTTGAGCAGGCTTTGCCACGTCGGCTTCGACAGCGCGTGGCACTCATCTACGATGATGAGTCTCCGCTCGTTGTTGAGCGGCTTGTACCGCGCCATGTCCTGCACCGCACGCATCGCATCGATGCCTGTATTGGTGGCTGCATCTATCTCTAGAACAGTGGCCTTGAGATGGGAAGCGATGATGCGCGCAAGCGTGGTCTTCCCCACTCCACTAGGTCCGGTGAACAGGAAAGCGTGCGGGCACTTTCCCCACCTAAACATGGATTCCAGACTTTCTGCCACTGCATCCTGACCGATTACCTGTTCGAGTCTCGTTGGGCGATACTTTAGATGTAGTGGGAAACCGTCCTCGTTGGATGGCTTTTTGGTTTTCATTTGACATGTCTCCAACTCTCTCGGTAGACGATCGAGTATATGTTCTTCATTGAGGTGTCGAATTGCGTTGCGAGTTCCTTGGCTGTTTTTGTTGCGTAGAGCTTGCGAATTTTGATAACTTTCGCTTCAGTAAGTTCTGCTCGGAAGTGATCTTCGCCTCTAGGTTTGTTGAAGCGGCCCCTTTTGATGCAGTCCTGAAGGTTCTGCTTTTGGGTCCCCCGCTTCAAGTGCTTTGGATTTATGCAGCGGTCGTGGTCACAAGTGTGCCTAACGGTCCACCTACCTAGCTTTCGTTTGTGAACAAATTCCCAAATCTCTCGAGTTCTATAGTTTGGGGAGTAAACACCCGGTAGGTACCAACACCCGCTTTCTCCGATTTCAGCCCTTTCGAGCGATTCTTGGATGGTTACTTTTCTGCTCATGTTTATTCCTTGGGAATCCGAACTCTGTGGATTCAACTGTAAACGCTTCCTCTAATTCTCCCCATCGTTTTCCTGTCTTCACTTCGACTGTGATGGGAACGTTGATCCAGTCGAACCGGGGCTTGCACATCACGGGCAGTATGATTTCCAACTCGCTCTCGAGCCTCTTCTCCGGAAGCACGAAGGTCAAGTCATCGTGGATGTTCATGCGCGGCTGTAGCTGCGGCTTCTCGAGCTCGTACGACATCTTTCCAAGCTGCTCCATCGCATCAACCACGATGTCGGAGGCGGTGCCCTGGATGGGCTGGTTAATGGCCTCGTTCTGCGTCAGCGGCCCGTAGCGCCGGCGACCCGTCAGTGTCTCAACGTACCCGTGCCGGCCATATCCGCGCATCACCGTTTCCTGCCACGCCTTCACCGCTGCGTACCGCTCCCAGAACTCGTCATAGAACGGCTTCAGCTTGCGGGCCGGCAGGTCCCACCGCGCCGCTACCGGGTCAAGCTCGCTGCCGAAGAACAACGGGAAGGTCCACTCGGACTTGAAATACTGGCGGAACGCCTTGATGACCTTCTTCTCGGTGTTGTTCTCCGGGATGCGGTAAGGTTCGAGAAGCTGCGGGAACTTGCCAGTGATCTTGAGGATCCAATCCATGTGGATATCGTAATGCTCCCACAGGGCCTTGATGAGGTTCACATCCCCGGAGGCAATGGCAATGATGCGGGCCTCTATCTGCCCGTAGTCAATGGCTACGATGGTCTGACCGGGTGGGGCCGCTATCAGGTTGCGGATGAGCTTGCCCTCGGGCGTTCGGATTGGAAAGTTCTGCAGGTTCGGGTCGTCGCTGGCAAGCCGGCCCGTGCTGGTCACGAGGTGGTTGAAGTTCGCGTGTATCTTGCCATCCGGGTAGATGTACTCCGCGCCTTCCGAGGGGCAGTAACCCTTGACGTAGGTGCCGTCGAGCTTGGTCACCGCGCGCAGGTCCAGCACGAGCTTCGCCAGCGGCTTCTTCAATCGGGACAGCGCATCCACGTCGGTACTGCCGGTGATGTGAAGCACCGACTGGAGCTGCTTCGGGCTGTTCGGATTGAACGGCTTGCCGGTCTTCTTCACGTGCTGCCTTACCTCTTCGAGCCTCTGGATCTTGTTCGTGATGAGGTTGGCTTTAAGGGTCAGCTCGCGATGCTTGGCTTCCGCAAACTTCGTGTCGGGTGTGAGCCCGTAGGCTTGGGCCAATACCAGCGTCGGGGTTCTCGAGATCATGGCCTCGTAGGGCCGCTGCAATCCTTGGCGAGCAATCTCGTCCGTTTGGATCTCCCGCACCCGATCCGTGAACTTCACGTCGCGTGCGTTGTACCGCAACACCTTCTCCAGCGGCATCGCGGCCATATTGGTCTTGTCCAGCTTGTCGAGCGCCTTGTTATCGACGCCCATCAGCGCCACGCTGCGCGCCTCGAGGCTCTTCTCGCGCTGGTCGTGCAGGATGTGGGCCTGCGCCATCGTATCGCCCCACTTCACGTCGTACAGGTACTTCGCCGAACCGAATTGGTGGAACAGCCACTCGAGCTCAAACTTGAGATTGTGAGCCCAGAACGTGTTCCCGCTTTGAAGCAGGTAGAGCTGGATAAGCGAGATTACCCGTAGGAGGTCCTCAGCTTTCCACCGTTTTGCTTCCGGGTGGAACAGCGGTATGGCGTAGCTCTCCTCCCACACCCCGAACGCGATGCTGAGAATCTTCGCGTCCTTGTGGTACGGGCGCAAGTGCGTCGTCTCGAGATCGACGGACTGGTTCCGGTACTTCTTCATGGAGTTCAGGGCACGCTCAACATCCCCCACGATCCAAGTGTCAATAACGTGCAGGCCCTCATCGCACTCGTTTCGAGTGGGTATCCACGGCACGTCTATTCCGTCCCCATCGAGCACGGTCTGTATCAACGCAAACACCCGCTCGAGCTCGTACCGATACATCTTGTACGTCGGCTGGCCTATCTCATCGGCGTTCTTGATCCGCATGACGTACGACGGATGCCACATGGGGGCATACCAGCACTCGTGAGTTCCGATGCGTACCGGCACTAACATCCCGTGCCAGCGTGTGATGCCGTTGCGGCCAATGGCCCACTCGAGGGGCGTGTTGCCGAAGCCAGCGATGATCATAGGCTTCGACTCCTCTATGTCCTCGCGCTGCCAGTGGCTACAGCATCGCATCTCGTGCTCGGTGGGTGCGCGGTTCTCCGGTGGCCGGCAGCGCAGCACGTTGTTCCACCGGATGTACTTGTTCAGGGCCTTGGGTATGAAGTCCCTGATGTACTCCCCGGCCTTGCCGATGAACTGGATGCCCTGCTCGTCCTCTGTCTCCCCCGGTGCTTCGCCGAGGATGTAGAGCAGCGGGGACTTAGCACCCGTGGGCTTCATCTTTGGGTGCTTGAGCCGCTCCTTGTCGAGCGTGCAGTCGCGGCAGCTCAGCCCGGACTGCGCCAGTATCGGGATCACCTGCTTTTGCTGGCGTGGCTTCTTGGGGATGCGTGCCTTCGCCTTCTTAGCGGACTTCGCCGCCCCCTCGGTTTGAAAGAACCCCATCAGTCTTCTCCCAGGACGGTTTAGGCTCGAGTTCCCTGATTCGCTCGCGCAGCTTCTCGATCTCCGCAGCGGCCTCCATGCGCAGGCCCTTCTCAACGGCGCGGGCCAGCATGTGCGGGGCGCGTAGCCGTACCACGAGGTCTGGCTTCGTGTACTTGCTCATAGCATCACGCAATGGTCTTCGACTTCGAGGAACAGGCAGGATTCCCGCCCGCGCACCTTGGCCGGCTTACCTTCCTTGAGGGACGCCCGCATCTTCTCCAGCGTCTCTGGGTCCCTCCACCGCAACGCCCCCGCGATGGCCTTGCCGATGTCCGGCCGCACCTGCTCCTCCACCATGTCCGCGATCTCCTTTGCCAGCTCGTTCTTGAGCATTTTGATGTCGGCATCCGGGGCCGGCTTTACCACAACCTCCTCCCATGCGTCGAACGCAGCCCACACGAAGAACGGAATGGTCGTGTCGGCCTTGAGGCACTGGACCAGCTTCGTGTAGAACTTGCGCAGGTCCCTCACCGGCGCGGTGAGCAGCGGGTTGAGCAAGTCCTCCATCGCGAATTCGGCGCGGTCTATCTCTTCCTTGGAGTGTGCCATGCAGAGCGCCTTGATGACCGGCACCCACAAGTCCACCATCTTCTCCACGTCCATTGGTGTTCTCCTCTTTCGTGAATGAACTACGAAACTGTACCGCAGGCAGATGCGGAAATTGCTGAAGCGCCGTGTTCCGAGCAGGCAGGCCCGCGCGAAATTGCAGGCGCCCCAGATCTCCTGAGCCGCATCTCGAACATTGGGCACCCTTTCCGGCTTGGTCGGTTCACCCAAGTCAGACTCATCTATCCGGCACTCGAACATTAGCCGTCCTCCTTCCTCTTCAAAACCTTTTCAAACGCCTCTCTCAGCGCCTCAGGATCCGGCCCTGGATGCTTCGGTCCGAGCTTGACCATGCTCCCGGTACGCAAGTCGATCTCGTGTACCTTCCGCTCAAGCTCCTCCACCCGGCGAATCAGTTCGGTGATGATGCTCATCTACTCCTCCACGAGGCTGACCAGACAGGTATAGTCGCCCTTCTTGAATCCGAGACACCGCTTGGTAAGCGCAATCTCCTCACCCACTTCAGCCGCGTGCAGTGCCGACGCTGGCCGGATCTTGCCCTTCATGGCAGGCCCCGTCCGCAGCTTCATCTCATCGGTGAAGCTGCCCAGTGCGGCCTTGATGGACAGCTTGAGCACGTTCTCCTTGAGCTCGAATTCGACGATGGCGTCACTGGCCCCTTCGGACAGCACTTGCGCCCGCTTGAGGGTTGGGGAAAACTGCTCCGGCAGCGTTACCCACGACACGTCGGCCACGTTGTTGAAGACCTTCGCGTAGTCGGGTGCTTCCTCGGTCATCAGCTTGCTCACCACGGCACCGCTCGGGAACTGGCCCACTGCCCAGTTCGAGTCCAGCTCAATACGCTGGTTCTCCGTGCTGTCGGGTTCCCACATGTCGATGATCTGGCGCACCGACGCAGCCGGCAGAAGGAACAGCCTCGGGCCAGTCTTCTGCGTGATAACCGTAGACGAGATGAACCGGGACACGGTGACGTTGTCGCTGCTGTAGATGTGCAACTCGCCGCTGCCGTAGATCGAGAACGCGATGCCGGTGTATTGCTTGTCCATGGCGTTCTCGCCAACCGTCTCGCAGCACAGCTTCAGCCCTTCGATGATATCCGGAGTAAGCGACACGACCGTCGTGCCCCGCTCATCGAACTGCGGGAACTCGAAAACCATGTCGGACTCGGGCAGGCTGGCAAGGTACATGATGGTCTTGCCCGACTTGATGCAGACCCCCTTGTCAGTCTGCTCGAGCGATACCTCCTTGCCGAGTGTGTTCAGGATGCCGAGCAGCGGTGGCCCCTTCACCGCGCAGTGCAGGTCCGTGTCCAGGTCAACCACGACCGCGCTGATGTCGTTATACGCATAAATATAATCACCAACAAAACAAAAGTGACTCAAGATTGGAACAAAGTCTCCCCCCATCAAAGAGGACTTACAGAGATTGCAGGCATCAATGATCTCTTGTGTCTTCATACGTGTCTCCAATGCTTTCCATTTACGATGTCCCAAATAGATACTTCATTTCTGCACTTCCTCCCATTTCGGTCTGACGTTGTGCCAAGCCCCAAGCACCGCCTCGAGTACCTGCCGCGCGCCCCGGACCTTGTAGTAGGTGCCGAGGTATCCCAGGTGCTCGTCGAACCGCAGGTTGCGGAGCCACTCCGTAACGATCAGCAGGATGGAGGCGGGGTCTGAATGGTTTGGCGTGCCACTCACGTAGAAGAGCGTCTTGTACTCCTGCCCAAAACGCTCGCTGTGTACGCGCTGCACCGCCCGCATCATGCCGTTCGTGAAATAGGTGTTTGCGATGTCCCTTGCAACGTAGTCCGTCATCACCTCCTCTTTGGTTAGCCCAAGAAGCTCGAGATACTGGGCCAGCGCCTTTTCCTTCGCTCCTCCCTCGCGATGGTGCCCAACATGCTTCTTGTTCGTGCCGGTGCGCTGCGTCACCGATAGCTGGCTAGGGACCCCGGAGTAGTCCGGCCCGCTCCGGTAGAACTTCGGGATCAGGATTCCGCCCATGCGGCCGAAGTACAGTGGCGTCGTCGCATCCACGCTGGTCCACGGGTAGCGGCTGATGAGCTCGTACCCGCCAATGGCGAACCCGTGAACCTTGTGCGTGGGTGGCTTGCGCTTGTAGTCCCCGTCGCACAGCACCTTCCAGGCGGGGTCCGCAAAGGACTTGTATCGCTCCCGGTTCGACTCGTGACCCAAACCGCCTAGCCCGACGTAGTTCGTATCCTTCATGTACCGCTTCAGGTAGCTGATGTCCTCCCCGAAGTGATACACTGGCAGCGGGCGCAACCCGTTCTTCCGCATCTCCTGGTAGACCTCCCATGTGGCCTCCGGTTGGAAGATGATGTCGAGGGTCACGTAGAAGGTGTACGGTAACGCCTGCGCGTGCAGATACTTGATGTAGTCCGCAAGGTAGGCGCGGAACTCCCGGCTCTTGTGGTACGTGAGCTTCATCTGGTCCCGGATCGTATTGCTCTTCTGCCGGTCGCCTCGGCCCTTCCCCCTGTTGGGCACGATGAACTTGTTGAAGATAGAAAAGGCACCGGAGTCGAGTGCCAGCGGCAACCCGACCCCGATGTCGATACGGGGCTTCTTCCTTGGCTCAGAGTGGCCCCGATGCCCGGCTCTTGAGGCTGAGGAATTCTGCACGGGCTGATTCATTTGAAAGCATCACTCCTCTCAGAGCACTGGTGATGGTGATGGCCCCCGGTGCGCGCAGGCCCCGGCTCTCCATGCAAAGATGCCGGCACCGCAGGATCACCCCGCAGCCCCTCGGCCGCAAGTGCTCCTCTAATGCGTCGACGATCTGCGTGGTCAGCCGCTCCTGCACCTGTAGGCGCCGAGCGTAGATGTTCACGAGGTGCCCGAGCTTGGACAACCCGACGATCCTGCCGTCGGGTATGTATCCAATGTGCGCCTCGCCCCAGAATGGAGCTATGTGGTGCTCGCAATGCGAGTAGACGGGGAGGCCACTTACGACGATCATCTCATCGTACTTAGCCGCCCCGTCTTCGAAGGTCTTGAGCACTCGAGCAGGATCTTGCGTGTAGCCCCAACCCCACTCAAATGCCCAAGCCTTCACAACCCGCTCGGGTGTTTCGTGAAGACCCTCACGTGAAGGATCCTCACCTATCACTCCCGCTAGAAAAGCACGCACAAGCCCCCACTTATCGGGGGCTGTGGTCATACCTGCCAGATGCCCTTCTCGTCGCAGATCTCGATGAAGCGGTTGATCTGGGAGACCAGACGGTAGACGCGCTTCTCGTCGACCTCGACCTCCTTCTCTTCCAACTTCGCCTGGACCCGCTCGACCGTCCAGTAGCCCGGCTTCTTCTTGCTTGCCATGATCTGCCGGATGGTATCCGCGCCGGAGACGCGCGGTTCGCTCTCCTCCTCTTCCTCCTCCTCGTCCTTCTTCTTGGACTTCTTCTTGGGCTTCTCTTCCTCCTCCTCCTCTTCCTCCTCGTCCTTCTTGGAGGACTTCTTCGCGGCCTTCTTGGCGGACTTCTTGGGCTTCTCTTCCTCCTCCTCCTCTTCCTCCTCGAGGGTAGGCATTGGCTCGACCTCGCCGCTGCCGCCTTCGCCGAGCGCCTCCGCGGCTTCCTCGTACCACGCCTTCGCTTCGTCGCTGAGCGCGTCGTACTTCTCCTCGTCTTCGTCGTCGCTCATCTTCTTGGCGACCCGTTCGGCCAGCGCCGCGTCCTCCTCGTTCTTCTTGGGCTTGACCCCATAAGCCTCGAGCAGTTCAGCGCGCACGTCGACGGGTTCAGCTTTCTTCTTTGCCATTTTGACTTCCTTTAAGGATGGGATTTGTCTCAGGGCCGCTGAGACGCCGGTGAAACCGTGATTGTGTCTTGGATGCTGTAGCTGGCCGAGCACTTGCTCGTTTCGTCCACGTCACAGCGCACCAAGGCGACCCCCGTACCTTGCAGCCTTGCCGGCCCAATGTAGTCGACCATATACCGGGCAAGGTTCTCGGCAGTCGGTATGAACGTGACCAGGATAACGCCATCGCGGTCCAGCTTGCGAAGCTCGAGCGCCAGCGGATCTCCGGTGTAGATGAGTGTCTTGTGGTCCCAGTTCTCCTCGAGCCACTGGCACAGCAGCTCCTTGATGACCGAGAAGTCGATCACCCGGCCCGCATGGTCCAGCTCCCTCGCGGCGCAGTGGAACGTGAACCCGTAGTTGTGCCCGTGCAGATGCCGGCACTTCGACTCGTGAAGGTGGATGCGGTGCCCGCAGCAGATCTCATGCTTCCTTGTGGCGACTATCACGCTTGGCTCCTTTGATCTTGGGGATGAACCTGCTGGCTGGCTTGCTCGCGATCTTTGGCTTCGTCTTCTTGGGCAGCATGATGTCCAGCACCCGCTGCTCAACCCCCTGCCACGGGTTCTTCTGCGCGGCCTCATTCGCCGCTTCGACGGCCGCTGCGGTGTCTGGCCTCTGCTTGTTCAGCAGCGCGTAGCTCCAAATCTGGCGGTCGCCGCGCAGCAAACGGACTCCAACCACCTTCGTCTCGCCAATGCAGTAGAACTTGACCCCTCCGGGTTCGGCCGCAATCTGGCCCCGGTGTGCGCCGCAGATGGTCCAGCGTTCCCAGTTATTGAGGGTTCGCAGCCGGGTGAGTTCCTTCTCGTCGAGGTCGGTGCGCAGCCACCATTGAAGGATCCCGTTGACCTTTGGGATTCTGTGGATGACTGGTTTCGTTGCCTTGTGCTTGATCTTGGGCTTCATAGCCGGTTCCTCGGACGGCGCTGCGGCCTCTCGTTATCCAGGAACTTGAGCACATCCCGGATCATCTCTGGGCGGTGCTCAACGAGCTCGTTGTAAGCCTCCGGATGGGTGTCCCGCCATGTGCTTCTGGCAAGCCCCTCGTTGAGCAGCCGATTGACTATCTTGGCTGCGAGTTGATCGTTCGTCATGGTGATCTCTTTTCGATGAGCTGTGAAAGAAACTCGAGGACTTGCTTCTCGCTGAGGTCTCCTGGATCTTCTGCTTCCTCCAATCGCGCGGCAATGACGCGCTTGCTAGTGGTCTCGGATAGGTACTCGGAAAGCTTCCACGCTGGTCCGTTCGCGTCCTTGTCGAACACGACGTAGCCCTGTTCAAGCCGGCCCGTGGTCAGCAGGCGCACGAGTTTCGCGATCTGCGCCAGCTTGAGTGAGGTCCCGAACGTGCATACGGCACGAACTCCCATCGGGGCGCCGTAGAAGTCTAGCTTCATCATGTCAAACGGGCCTTCGGTGATGGCAAGCCAGCGCCCGCTCTTCAGGGCGCCGTCGAAATTGCCTACCGTGGACTTCATTAAGTCCCCCTCAGAGCTCAGGTACCTTGTATTCGTATGAGAGATCGCGCGCCCCGTCCACCCAACCAATCGGCCTTCGTCGTAGACCGGGTAGATGATGCGTTGCGCGCAGTTCCCCGCGAGTGCGTAGTGCAGATTATACGCCTTCGCCACTCGCAGCGCATCGGCGCCAAAGCCTCGGGCACGGGCTAGGTACTCGACGAAACGCAGGGCTGCGCGGTTGTCTGTGATGGGATTACAGTTAGCCGGCAGCTCGAGAGTTCCCGGAGCCTCTTTTTTGGTCATTGGGTCCTCTTCAAAGAGATCATCGAAGTCATCCGGGTTGCTTTGGTACTCCCTAACGATCCGGCTGGCTTCGGCGTGCTTGACGTTGAGCAGGGTAGATACCAGTGCCGTAGGATCTCTGCCCCCGCGATTGCACTTCCAGCAGTGCCAGTATGGCCGCTGGATGTTGAGGGAGAGGCCCATGTGGTGCGAGTGGTCCGAACAGAGCGGGCATTTGATGTTGATGTTGTTCTTGCTTGTGTTCGGGCCGCTGGTCACATACTCGAGCCTCTCCTCCCGGCAAAACTTCCTCCAATCGAATTTCACGTTATGATGGAATGCATGAGCCGGGTCAACCACTCGAGAACCTTGGCTGCAAACCAGAACCCGAGTCCGAACAGCAGCGCATCCCATAATTGCTTGAGCGTCTTCATAGGGTCTCCCTTCCGTTGCACACTGCCTCGAAAAGATCCCGCCCCTGAGCAAGCGAGGTCAGGATCCGCGTGTCCACAGTCTTCGGGACCACAATATCGTAGATGAACGTGCGTCGCTTCTGCCCATCCCGGCGGACGCGCTTCTCCGCCTGCCTGCGCGTGATGGGCGACACCGGCGACTCGAAGAAGATGCAGTACCGGCACACCTTTTGCAGACCATCCACGCCTTCCGCCCCCGCCGCGTTTTGCGCCAGCCATACCCGCCTCCGGGGGTCCTGCATGAACCTCTTGAGTTCCTGGCGTGGGTCCAGCTTGTTGAAGAACCTGCCCACCCCCGTGAACGGAATCTTGTGCCGTGCCAGCATCTCTCGTATCAGCTTCCCGCTGAATGTGTACTCGTGGAACACAACCACCTTCTCCGACTCGTCGAGCTGGAGCAGGAACTGTTCCAGCGCCAGCACCTTCCCGCTCTTCTCAAACGCGACCTCAACCCGCAACCCGTCCTCGGTCCTGGCTCCGAGGAACCCCGAGGTCACCTGCCGGGTGCGGATGAACACCTGCTCGCGTTCGTTGTGATCCTCCGCAGCCCGCAGTTCCCCCGTGAGCTGCCGGTACCGTGTGAGCTGCGCCGTCGTCATGGTAGCCGGGAGCTTGATGCGGCTTACGGGTGGCAGGCTGCCCAGTTCGTCCTCGTCGTACCTCAAGCTGCGATGCTGGATGATGCGGTGCAGCTTGAGGGCCATGCGGCGCTGGAACCTCCACTCGATGCCGGCGAAGTGGTGCTTGTGGGGTGTGTAGAACGCGGTGTGGTACAGGCCCAGAGTCTCCCCCAGTGTGTCTCCACGGTCGATGATTCTGAACTGCGGCCACAGCCGGTCCGGCTTCTTGCCGTGCGGTGTCCCTGTCATGCCGTATACGAAGTCGGCCGCGTTCGACAGGATGTTGCACATGTTCCACCAGAGCGTCTGGTGGTTGCCCACGTTGTGACACTCGTCGAGTACCAGGAAGTTGAACAGCTCCGCGAACGCGGCTGCGTTCTGTCGCGACACCCCTTCGAAGCTCTTGCCCCGCTTCTTGAACCGCTCGGACATGAACACACTCAACCCATCGTAGTTGATGAGGTAGATGTCGAAGTCCCTGCCGTTGAGGAGCTCGAGCCGGCGCTCTCGGCTGCCCACGAATTCGCAGTAGCTCAGGTCCGGTGCGTGCTCCTCTATCTGCATGGCCCACGAGCCGACGTTGATCAAGTGCGGGACGCATACCAGCGCGCGGCGCAGCTTGCCCTCCCGCTTCGCGTGCCGTATGAGGTCCAGTGCGATCTTGGTCTTGCCGGCTCCCATGTCCAGGCTGAACAGGAAGCGCGGCTGGTTCACCCCGATCAGCGTACAGACCATCTGGTGGATGCGCGGCTTGGTATGGAACTCGATCCCTTGTACCGCCTCCCGCAGTTCGGCCCTTGGGATCTCCTTCATCCACCGCCAGTCGTTCAGCTTGCGCGTGAGGAACGCACGCACCGCGGACTTCGCAATCGCCGGGGGCTTGAATGGTCTACGTCTCCAGCGCGGTCTCACCTGTCCTCCATCTCCGCTATTAGTCCGGCGAATTTTTCGCTGCTAATGCCTTTATCGTTTGGATGGTCCTCTCTGTTCCACATAGAAATGTCGCACTCCAACGAAGTTAGCGGGTGATGGAACTCCGGGGATGTGACGAGACAATGGTACCCATTCCAATTGAATTCTCTTAATCCACGGATGTGCGCCTTTACGAATGCGCCGGTGGATCTTGTGTGCTCTTGCACATAATGGATGATTCGTTTCGTCGAACCGTTATCGTTCACTATCTTATCCCGGTTTTTGAAATATGCTGCCGTAGATCTAGTCGGAACGGCAAACGTTACGCGATCATCGTTCTTGGTAACAGACACAGACCATTGATTCTTTCTGTCAATCCAAAGTCGAAAACACTCCCTGAATGTAATTGCGATAGCTCGCGTCTTAGTTTCTTCCGTGTTATCGGAATTCTTCCATTCCGCTACCGCAGCCATCTTAGGCTTGTGCCAAGTTTGTGTCGTTATTACTCTATGGCTCCCATATCTCTTTCTGTCTGCTGGAGAGCGGCACGGGATTATATTTTGCTTAGGACCGCGCTCGGCGCAGCATGTGACTTTTCCTGTGCTTGGATCTATCACAACATGGGAGACAAGCCAAGTTAGCTTCTCTTCTTTTCGTCCAAATGCGAACGCAAACCCAAAGAGGTAATTCACTCCTCTCAACTGCTCCACGTCTTTGTGGGGTTTCTCTTGCTTGATGGCATAGGCAAAACGCAACGTAGAAAATTCAGGCGTGGTTGTTCCAGGAAATCCAAAGAGCATCAGGCTTGGAAATTTTTCAAGACATTCTGTTGGGATGAAACAGAACTCGCTTCCCACTTTCGCCGCATCTAGCCAAGCATTCACATCTGCATTGACGACGTAGGCACCCAATTTCCTTAACCCTCGAACTTCCCACTTAGATATCCAAGACATGGAACTGTGTGGCAAGGTCCAATGTTTGAATGTGGCTTCCAAATTATCAAGAAGTTCAGACAAGGTCTCCGGTAGCCTGCTTTTTTGACGCTTCTGTTTCGGCTTCTCCATGGCCTCGGTTGGCGGCGGCACTTTTGTTTCCTCCACTACGGGAGGAGGCAGTTCGGTCTCTTCTTTTCGAAGTCGAAGAAGCAAAAGTATCCAGTGGTATATCCAAAGTAAGGGCTTCAGTAACTTAGCCATGATGTTTCCTCGGTTTGATTTGCCGTAGAAGACCCGCTACGGCGACGGGATAATCGTTGACACCGACTTGGTTGGGTCGCCGAGTATGATGCGACTCAGATACTGAATCTCTGCGTGCAGTTCTCCGATGCGCTTCTGGACCTCGGCCGGTGTTTTCGGATCCGGAGGCGTGGCCCGCTCCTTCCACTTCTCGACCTCAAGCCGAAGAGTCTCGACTTGGTCGTAGGGCGGGAACGTGTTGAGCCGGTCTGCCAGCCACTTCGCGTACTTCTCCATGTCCCACCCGAAGCTAGGGCCTGGATGCAGTTCGAGAATCATATCGAAGCTCTGATTTCGTGTCCCCAGAACCCACACCCCGCGCCCGTCGAATCCAACCCACGCCCTCCACGGTCCGTCGCTCATGCTGCCCTCCGCACGGCCTTGACCTCATCGACCACGAGCTGGAGCTTGACCACCTTCTTCACCTTGTTCGCCCGGAGCACCCGGCGAAAAGTGGCCGCGACATCTACCTTCGTGGTGCGGGGCTTGTAGTTCGGGCTCAGCACATAGCGGTCGCCGAGGTACTTCTTCGCTTCTTCGAGGTCCATGGTTACGCTCCCAGGTAAAGCAGCCGCAGGAACAGCGAGCTGTAGATACACAGGCCCAACAGGGTCAGAACGATCGCGATGGCTACCAGCCCCCGCTCGAACAACTCCTGCTCATCGTAGTCCTCAAGTCTCTTCATCTTCTTGCTCCTCTTCACCAGTGGTCTCTCTAAGTATCTCCGCGTACTCGTCACTTAGCCTCATGCTCTCGAGCACGAACTGGCCCAGTGCGTAGTTCTGTGTCAGCAGCATGGCAAACCGGTCCGCCTCGTTGCGCGCATTGCTGACGAACAGCCGCGCAAGGTTCCACTCACGCTCGGCCTTGGATTGGCTGTACGTGAACACACAGTCAGCGGTCGCGATAACCGAGAAGTCTTCCGCCGCGTGTTCCTCCTTGAGCAGCGAAGCCCCGGCCCCGGCCCGGTTCGATTGGTGAGCCACGACCATCGCGAAGTTCCGCTCCACTGCCAGCCGGCGCAGGTTCACCATCAGCTCGCCAAGCTCCAGCCGGTAGTTCTTGATGTCCAGCTTCATGAGCTGCGGATAGTCGACCACAAGGAAGTCGGGGTAGAAACCCGTGTCGGCCAGCGCGTCGAGGTACGCCTCGAGTCCCATGAGCGTGAGGGACTTGGGGGCGAAGCCTTTGATAAGCAGCCGGTCCTCGTAGTTCAGCCAATCCACCCGCCGCGTGACCTTGTCGAGCGCGCCGGGGCTCAGCAGCGATTCCGGCTTCACGCCCCTGCGGTTGAAGCTCTCGAGCTTGCCGTGCTTGTCCTTCACGATCTCGGTCATGGTCAGGCTCTCGATCTCGCGCATCGTCATGCGGCTCACGGACTGGAGCACCCGCTGGCCCCACAGCTTCTCGCTCATCTCAAGCGTGATCGCCACACCGCGCAGCCGTTGCATCAGCGCCCGCTTGACCATGTGGATCAGCCACCATGATTTCCCTCGCTTGGGTGGGCCGATGAACAGGTGAAGCTCCTGGCGTGCCGGCCCGAGGCCCAGTCTATCAATGAGCTCTACGCCCGTGGCAATCGGGTCCCGCATGTCGGCGCCGTCCTTCAACATCTTGACCACTGCCGGCAGGGTTATTCCCGGTTCGAAGCTGATGCTGCGGGTGCGCAGTGCCCGCTGGAGCAGCTCCTCGGCTTGGTCCAGGTCCCCGTTCTGTATCTTCTCGTGGGCCTCTATGATGCCGATCTTGAGTGTCTGCTGGCGAGTGAACTTGTCGAGCTGGTCCAGGATGTAGACCTCGTTCATTGTGTCCTTGAGCTTGGTCGCATTGGTCAATGCGTTGCCTACCAGCTCGGCCTCGTCGGACTCTTGGATCAGAAGCTCATCGAACTCATCCGCCAGATGGTTCTTCGGCGCGGCCCCGTAACGGTCCACATAGTCGTAGACCTTCGACATGATGTCGCGGTAGTGCCGGGTCGTGAACAGGTTCACGGGCACCGTAGCCCGGATGCGCTTGGCTGCGGTGTCGTTGTAGATCGCCAGTGTGAGGAGGTTCTCTTGAAGCGGTACTGGAAGCTCCGAGTCCTTCATGGCTTCTCCCACCAGATGCGGATGTGGGTGAATGCGCCTTGGGTGGATACACCAGAGGCCAGCCCGATGACGTTGCCATCGTCATCCCGGACGTTGATGGCGCACTCGCCGCGCCACATGCCGGAGATCAGAAGGTACCACCATCGCCGGAAGCGTGCTCGCAGGATCTCAAGTTCGTCGTTCATGGGAGACCTATCAGCTTGTGGGTCTGGAGGGACAGCCGGTAGCCGTACTCGAGGCAGACGTCAATCGCGAGCTTCGTGTTCTCCGGCTTGTTCAGGTCATCGCACGGCTGGATAAAGATGCGGTTCCTGGGAAAGCCGGGTGGGGGCTTCGCAAGCGGATACATGCTCACGCCCTCCTCAAGCTGCTGTGTGTTGTCGACCGGCAGACCATCATCCCGGTCGATGTTGGCATTGATGCTGACGATGTACTTGTAGGAGTGAGCCCAGTTTGCGATCTGCTTGTTGAGCACGGGGGTCTTGGGACTAATGACGATTGACATCCGGCCCGGTACCGGGCGCTCGGATAGCTTTGACACGCACAGGTCGGAGAGGATGAACCCGTTGAATGGGTTCACGGTGCCTGCGGTTTCGATTTGGAAGTGGTACCCCGGCATCGTGACAACTAGGTTATCGACGCGCTGGAGCAGAGGCTCGCCGCCTGTTACCACGACGAGGCGGATTCCGTGACCAGCAAGGGTTTCGACGCGCTTCTGGATGTCGAACACCGACATGAGGTTCTCATAGTTCGACTCGAAGTCGGTGTCGCAAAAGTGGCAGCGCAGGTTACAGCCGGCCAGCCGGATGAAGATCGCGGGGGTTCCCACAAACGGGCCTTCGCCTTGGATGGTGCGGAAGATCTCCTGCACCCGGAACATGCCGTCGGTTCTGTTCTCGAGGTGACGCACTGGGTTCGTGCCGAACATTGGGGGCTACTCCTTGACTCTGTTGTGAACCAGTCGGCCGCTCATTCGCATCACGGCAATCGGGACCAGAAGCCGGGACCTCCGGTAGCCGGGATAGTTGAGCTCGACGCAAAGAACGATCCTCTCGAGGAACGTGATGTACTCCTCCTCTGTTTGCGGTGGGACCCGCGTGGATATCACAACCGCCTCCGCGGTCATCAGGAACAGCGTGTCGCGGATCTTGCGCGTGGTACCTGCCGGCACGATGAGCTGTATGGCCTCGGTGAGTAGCTGGCGGTTGTACCGGCGCTGGCACGCGCTGCGGAAGCTCTTGAGCTTGATGCCCTTGCGCTGCATGAACTGGTCGCAGATGAGCTGGTAGAGGGCGTGCTCCTGGCTCAGCTCGTCGAAGACCGCGCGCTTCTGGTCCCTGCTCACGTGTAGCAGGGCCAGCACGGCGCGCTGCACCTCGCCCCCCAACTCGTAGAACCTGTTCAGGAAGTCGCCCGCCTTCTGCTGCGTGTTCATACGGTGGCTGCCATCCTTCCAGCCCTGCGGGGTTCCACTCGCCTGCCAAGGATGTCAAAGCACGCCTTGATGGCGTCGATATCCCCGGCGAGGGCCTTCTCAACCAGGACCTTCTCGAGCCTGCGCTGGATACCTGCGTTCTGCAGCTTGCTCTTGTTTCGGGAGCCCTTCGGCCGGCCTCCCTTGTTCCGGACCTTTGTGACGTTGCGGACCTTTGTCATGGTATGTCTCCTTCATTGCTGGTTTTGATACGCGGCTTCCTTGCCTTGGGCGCGGAATAGTATCCCTCCTTTGCAAGCCACTTCATCCGGTTGAGACGGACCCACGCTAGCCGGTTGATTAGCCTGCCAGCTCGTTTGCTCATCGCGGCAGCTTCGATGAGATCCTTTTGACTGGGCTTGCCTTGGATCCTTCGAGCAGCGTTTCTGAGAAGTTTTTCTGCGTCTTTCCGGAACTCCCGTTCCTTGCTCATGGTCCACTCCTTCGTATTTACTTACGCACGCGCGTAGACTACGTAGTACTTACGTACTACTCCGTCATGCCTTTGGCGATTGACGGGAGTAGGTGTTCGGATTGACGGGACTGCTCGCTCCGCTTCGCTCCCGCGAGCTGAATCGAGGATTCCACTGGAGCAGGCTCGCTGCGCTCGCTGCCCAGTGTTCCTCGATTCAGGGTTCCTCCTTTCAGGCTCTGGTAAGGTCCATTTTCTTGATGCGGCAGATGCGCAGCACGCACACCCCATCCACGTTGATCCAGAGGGTCTTGTTGTCCTTGGACATGCAAACGTCGACGTGATCCGCACCTTCCAGGGATACCATGTTGCGGGTCAAGTTGCGGGCACGTTCGACTTGATCCTCCAGGGGGCGTTCCCGGGGCTTCTGATGGCGTGCGTGCCCTGTGCCAGCTTGAGCCAGCCTCTCCTCCTCCTGCCTCCTGATCCTCTCGCGGAGGAGACGTGCCTGTTCCGGCGTGAGCATCATTCCCCCCTGGATCGACGCGCAAAGTCTTCCTCCCATGCCTTCTTGCCAGCACGGAACCCGGCAACGTAGCCAGCCCGAGCGGCTTCCTTATAGGTGGAGAAGTCCCGGGAGCGGTACCGGCTCCACCATCTGTCGAACAGGTCAATGATCGGCCCGAGGCGCATGGTGATCTCCTTTCAGGGTTTGATGGATTGCGGGTGTGGGTGCCGGCTTGGGTTCCTCAGAGCCAGCACAGGCACGCACGCACACGATGATGAACAGCAGGGCCAGCGCCCGCATGAGGTTCGGGAACAGCAGGCACAGCAGGATGAGGAACAAAAATGCGATGATCACGGCTCACCTCCGGCAGTCGAAATCGTCCCGGTCGGCTTGGGTGGCAAACCTACCAGCGGTCCCCATATTGGGACCCTTTTTGGGGCCATTAGCGGCCCGTGGTGCCTCCCCGGCTTGGGAGGCAAGGGGTACGGCTAGGCCCGGGATGCCGGTGCCTTTGGGAGCCGTTTTAGGGCCTTTTGGGGCGTCCCGGGTGCCGGGGGTGGGGGTGTGGGCAGGGATGCCGGCCTGCGGGGCACTGGGGGCCGTTTTGGAGGCTTTTTGGGCCTCCCCGGCGCAGTCCTGCCCCGCCCGGTACCACGCGTACCCGATCATCTCCCGGCTGGCCCGGTCGGTAAAGCCCCGCCCGCACCCGGACGGGATGCGGCCGTCGTAGCCGGCCCAGAAGAAGTTCGCGAAGCTGCTTCCGTGGCGGTAGGGTTCCCCGTTGCGGAAGAGGTCTCGGTGTTTGATGCGCCAGCAATACGAAGCGACCTCGTACTCCTTGCGCATGACGTGGTTCTTGAAGCGGTTCATTTACTCACCTCCTTCGATCTCGTCGAGGCTGCTGAGGATCTCGTCCAGGACTTCACAAGCGGACTCCAACTCGCTGGCATTGGTATCCGTCTGCTGGCCCCGCTCCGAGTTCTGCAGACCCTCGGGCATGTTGTCGAACGCTTCCCGCTCCTCGTCGCGACACTTCTCGAGTGTGTCCTTGGCACGTTCGAGCAGGTCCCGTGCGTCTTCTATCTCCTTGCGGCGGGCCTTGTTCATTCGGACACCTCTTCGACGGTGATGGTGTCTCCCGCGTGCAGTTCGCCGGCCTCCGAAATCATTTGGCAGGCAAGCTGCGCCGCGTGCGTTTCGGGCTCCTCCTCGCCGGTAACGCGCGAGTCAAGCCAGCCCGCGGAATTGCTGAGCGTAACTTTGAGCTTCATGGTGATCTCCTGTGGTGGTTGTGGTTCACATGCCTTGGTTGAGGGGAAGGGGCCACCCGGCTTCCCGGGTGACCTCGTTGATGGCGCCCATTATTGCCAGCACCAGAGCGCCGATCCGGCAGACACCGCGTCGTACGATGAGCCTGCGGTCGACTGCCGTATAGAGCACAGCCCACGAGGCATAGCCATCCTGCCCAGTGGTCCAGCGGCCCGTGATCTGCCACTCGTGCTCATACACGTCGAACCCGAACGGGAACGTGCGGCCATTGGTCAGCGTGCTGAGGTCCGATATGTCGAGCTCGAGTCTGCCTTCCTCGGTGCGCGAGATCCGGATGCTGTAGGTGGGGGCGCTTGACTGGTCCGCCACTGGGTCTTCGTCTCCGTGTTGCATGTTGTCTCCTTACTTACTTGGTGAATCGACGAACCAGACCTTGCACCGCGTCGTCGCGCATCGCGGTTGCGTCGGTGCCGGTGATCGGGCGGTAGGGCGCGCGGTTGCGGGCCTGGACGCAGTTCCTCCAGCCCGCGTTGTACGCCTCCTCTATCAGCGCAACGAGGTCGTCATACTTTCTGCGCTGCTGCGTGGTCAGCATCGCGCGTTCGATGGTCATTGCCATGTGGATCTCCTGGTTGGGTGTAGGTTGAAACCGGGCAAGATGCCCGAGAGAGGGACTATCCCCTCTCCCGGAAACCCTACGCGGGGAGCACGTCCCCTCCGTGTATGGTGAACCCGTCCGGGTCTGCGATCCACCATGTATCCTTCTGGAACTCCGCGACGCACTGCCGGTTGAATATCGCTTGGCAGTGGACCGCGCTGAGCCACTCGAACTTCGCTTGGTTGCCCGTCATCGACAGGACCCGCCCGCGCCAGTCCTCCAGCGTCATTGCCTTCTTCGCCATGCCCTGATCTCCTAGTGGCTGAGCCGCAGCTTCTCGTCCTTCGTGTGGTCTACTGCGGTGTTGATGTTCGTCCGACGGGCCTGCGTAACCCCTGCGGAGTACGCAGCCAGATCGTGGACGTCCTTTGCCTTGCTGGTCTTGTAGCAGAAGTCCCCGAACTTCTTCTTGATGGCGTCTTCCTTGAGCACGACCAGAGCGTTCTCACCCTTGATGGGGTGGTTCTTCTTGTCGGCCAGCATGTCCCGAAGCCGCTTGCACAGCCCCTTTGACATGCCCTCGCGGAACGACGTGTTGCGCTTGACCGGGGTCGAGAACTGCATCCGCTCGGCGTCGTACTGGGTGATGCCCCACTCGTCGAGCTTGAGGCCGGTGTTCATCGCCTTGTTGAACGCCTTGCTGCCGCGCCGGATGCACGCCAACAGGTACTCGAAGGTCCAGCACGCGACCACGACGTCGTGCTTGTAGCCGTAGAACATGAACACCTTGCCATGCTCGTGGATGTAGTGGATGCCGACCTTGCAGTCGAACAGGTTGGCGGTTGCCACCGCGAGCCATTGCGCGTACTCCGGCGTCTTGCCGCGCCCGGTGTTCGACTTGCGCACGACCTTGGAGGCCATCTGGCCCGCCTTGACCCACGCTGCCACCAAGGCGTCGTCCATGGTGGCGATCTCTTGCTGGATCGCCTCGGTCTCGTCGATCTGCCACTTCCGCATCAACGCCTGTGCCTGCCGCATCGCGGCTTCGCATTCGTTGATGTTGCCCCGGTCGTCCTTTGCCAGTGCGAGCAGCTTCTTGATCTTCTCAAGCGCGCGGTCGCGATCGTCGTTGCTCACGTTGATCTCCGTATAGGTAGTTGAAAGCCCGCTCGCCCATCAGCAGTCGGTCGATGCGGAGTTGAAAAAAGCAGGCCCACTGAAGGGCCTGCCTGATACCAGCGTGCAGCCGGCCCATGTTACGGGCAGACGGCGAACCGCTGCGCACCCGTCTTCGGGTCCTTGTACGCGCTCATCTTCTGCGCCTTGGACGCCTCGACGCCTTCCAGCAGCTCGGTGGAGAAGCCTTGCCAATCCGTCTTTCCCAGACGGCGCAGGTACCGGCGCATGACCTGACGGGCACGCGACTTGATGCGGGTGACGTCCGCATCCTGGTTCTTCGGGGTGACGTTCAGCGTGACCTCCTTGCCCTTGCTGATCTCGGCGGTCACCGCGACCACGATGCCCTTGAACTTGCCGTTCGCCTTGACGACCGGCTTGCTGGACTTCGGGGCCGGCTTGCCCTGCTTGATGGTGGGCTTGCCCGCCTTGACGACCGGCTTCTTGCCCTTGCCGGCCTTCGTGGTCTTGGCGTTGTTGATGAGGTCTTGCATCGTCTTGGTAGCAGCCATGATAGAACTCCTTGGTAGGTGAATCGGTCGAGATTGACCGGACGGGTGTCGCTGCACCCGTTTCGCCCGGATTGCACGGGCTCGTCGGCGGTCTTAGCTGATGCCGTGTTTGCTCACGATCTCCTGGATCTTGTCGAACGCCTTGAGCTTCTGCTTGTCGCTCACGGCCTCCTTGTCGTTCTCGGACTTCTCGTCCAGCGCATCGTACACCTCGGTGATCTTGCGGAGGGCCTTGTGCTGATCGACCAGCTCCTCGACCGAGTAGGTGTTGTCTCCGATGGTGACTTCGATGCTGGCGCTGAACTTTTGCTTCTTAGCCATGTTGGCTCCTGTGTTGCGTGGATGGTTGGATTGCGTGGGGTTGCCGGCCCCGTCTTAGCTGTGCTCGCACCCCCTGTAGAACTCCTCCAGATCCGCCTCCATAGCCGCGTTACGGGGCTCGGTGCCGGTGCAGCCATTCTCGTCGATGTAGACGTAGTGGTCCGCGGCTGTGTACTGGTCAAACGTGGGGCCTCCGTCGAGGTGCGGCCCGTTTTCGGCGTCCCCGGTGTCCTCCCATGTGGCTTCGATGCGGGTGTGCTCGTAGCCCAGTGACATCAGATGGCAGTGGGCCACCTCGTTGAACGGTGTGTGGTTGCGCATGGAGATCTCCTTACTTGGCAGGTTGCGGAAACGCGATCTCATGCAGAAGCATCATCGCGTCGGCCCCCGGATTGCCGCCCTTCGACTGGATCGACTTGATGTGCTTCCGGATCCGCGCCGCATACGGCAGCACGTCTTCGCCGTCCTGGTAGACGTTGTAGATGCTGGCAAGCTGCGAGCAATCGCTGCACAGCTCGGCATCGCTAATTGCCCTTCGACTCAACCAGCTTGCGGGCATTGTGCTCGATCCGCGTCTCTTCCATCTGCAGCATGTGTTCGAGCAAAGCCTTCTCTTCGCTTTTGCTTAGCTTCTTCGCCCCCGGCAGGCTGCGTCCCAGTGCAAACTGGTTAATGATGTGCTGACGCCGTTTTGCTTTCATTGTGATCTCCTTGGTGGTAGAGTTAGGTTAGTGTGTCAGTGCGCGAACCTTCGAAGCGGGGACCCAGTATTGCCAGCCGCGAACCCGCACCATGTAGCCCCAACGACCCCAAAACTTGTGACGGCCCTTGGTAATAACTCCGCGTTCGACTTGCTTGCTGAATCCGTCGAATTCCACTCGTTGTCCGAGTCGCATGGTGATCTCCATAAGTGTTGAAGAGAGGCAGTGCTCGCCCAGTGCGAACAGTCTCTACGCAACACTCCCCAACACCCCCCACCGCGTTACTCCTCGGTATCCCCGGTCTGTATCCCCTGCTGTAAGGCACCGCGCGGCCGCAAGTGTTTGCCGTGGATGCCGTCCCGACTTTCTCAAGGGTGGGAGGTATGGTCTGCGTTTAAGTTGTAGCGGTGCTCGTCATCGCCGTCCGTAGGCTGCACGATGCCTTGCCAGATATCCGCCTGCGCCCTGCTTGCTCCGTCGGCTTTCTCATCCGCCGGCTGCTGCGCTGCTAATCCCATGTGTGCCAAAAGCTCCCGGACCGGTTACACAAGGACGGAACGGAGCCACTGGGGTATCAGGTGTATCGCGGTTTCAGCGACCTCGCATTCGATTGCGACCTGTTACTTGTGCTTCGGTGCGGGCCTGCCAGCCGTTTAACTGCGCTGGATGGGGCAACCCCAACCCGGCGGGCCTGCGGGGACTTATGTGTCCGCCCCGCTGCTCCCTCGGGGCCTCCGCGGCCCCGCGCCTGCTTGCACCTACTGCTTACTGCCAACCACAGGCAAATAATACCCGAGTTTTTTGCCTTTGTGCAAGTCTTTTTTGGAGTTTTTTACTTATTGGTGATCTCATTAAAACCCCAATAAAAACAACGAGTTACAGAGGGTTTTAGGGTAAGCTATCGCACCCAATGATGTCACAGCCCCCAAGTGAAGCCGAAGATCCGTACCAAGGACGACGCAGGCATCCCGCGACCCGGCAGTCGCGCTGCTAGACGTCTGAGGAAGCGTGAGTTCAACCGCAAGAAGTTTGATGCGGCTCGGAACGCTGCACGCAACGAGGTCTTCAACAAGGCTCATGCGGAACTCAACAAGGATGCGAACGGCAAGCCCCGCCCACTGTTGGATGACTACTCTGAGGAGCTCGCCACCATCCTCTGCGATCTCGTAGCCGGTGGAATGACCCTCACTCGCATTGCACAGTTTCCCGGGATGCCCGCCCCTTACACCGTCTACCGGATGCTTGATGCCCATCCGGAGTTCAAGGAACAGTACAAGGAAGCACGCGAACGGCAGGTGCAGCAGATCGAGGAGGAGATTAAGGATATCGCGGACGACGGACGGAACGACACCTACATCAATGACATGGGGCAGGTGAAGACCGATTGGGATGTACTGGGACGCAGCAAGCTCCGAATTGAAACCCGACGCTGGCTCCTCCAGTGCCTGCGACCACACGTCTTCGGCGAGAAGCGGACCAACATCAACCTCCCGGGCGAACCCCCACCGCTGGATGAGGAGCGCATCAAGAAGCTAAGTGACAAGGAACTCACCAGCCTTGTTCGCATCTGCGACAAACTGGGCCTGAGCCTTGTGCCGGAGGAGTCCCGGAAATGAGTTCCACCGCGATGTTCGACTTGCTGCTGCACCGCATCAAGCGCCAGTTCCGCGAAGCCGGCATCACCATCCGCGGACGGGGTGGCGCCCGGAGGAAGCAGAATGCGAGACGTGAAGCTGGACCCGGAATGGCGACGCCTGTGCCGGCAAGGCAGAGCATTGGGACTCGATTACCCGGAGCCAACCATGAGTGATGACCTGTCCGCCCACCCGCTGCACAGCGAACTCCCATCCATCAAGGCATTCCAGAAGGGCCAGCGTGTATTCGTACTGGGTCCTCACCAGTGGGGCTTCATCGACGCCATACTGGACACTGAGGACGGTATCCAGTACCGCGTGGTCTACTGGGCAGGCCCGCAGCGTTTCCAGCTATGGGTCTATCCCCGCGAGATTGCCACCAAGAACCCCAACGAATGAAACGCATTCCAGACAAATTCCACAGCATCGCTTTGGTGCTGTCCTTACTCCTACTGTTCGCGCTTGCGATGGGATGGGTCAAATGAACGACAGACAGAAGCTGAAGCGCCTGGAGCAGGAAGTGCGGGAACTGAAGGAGCGTGTGCAGCACCTCGAGTCCCGTCCCGTGGGAGTGGTGGTTGCACCCTACTGGGTTGGATGGCCCAGTACGCATCCAATACTGGATCCCCTGCCTCCCGCCCCCTTCGCTGCACCCGCCATACAGCCCCCGCAGCCCTTCCTCGGGGAAGTCTGTGGTGTGGCGAAGTGGGGATACGCTGTGGGCCTGGACCTCGACAACAGTATGGTCACGCACGTGCACGGCAACGGCTCCAGAGTTCCCAGTCCCTCAAAGACACTGAACATCTACTACTAGGAGAACCACATGCCGGCCAGCTTCTCAGGAACCATCACCACGGGTGGAACCGCGCAACCCTGCATCCCACCGCTGCCCGTGGGTGGGGAGTGGCACGGGTACCGCATCCAGAACACGAGCGTCGGCGTCCTCTACATCGACGACACGGGTGCAGTCGCGACGCTGAACTCCCAACAGATCGCAGCCGGTGCCACCTACACATCCCCTCCCGGCTGTGTTCCGTACAAAGGCGTCAGCATCTACGGCGCGACCACGAACCAAGCCTTCAACGGGGAGGTGTTCTGATGCCAAGCATGAAACTCCCGGACGACGATCCTCGCATCATTGCGTGGGGGAAGTTCCAGAAGACTGAGGAGTTCGACAACGCGAAAACGTGGTGCGGGCATCTAGATCACGTAGACGGCTGTCTGTGGTCCGCGTTCATTGCAGGCTGGAACGCGGCTAACGGAACTCCCGGGAGACTGTAATTGCTCTTCGCACACGAGATCCCAGACAGCCGTCCTCCCTGGAGGTGGAGGCTCAAGCATCTGCGCTGCCAGCTAACGGGGCATGTTCCAAAATCGGGATACGCACACCTGAACCGCGTGGCGTTCGCCTTTGACCTGTGCGAGCGCTGTGGTCAGGTTGTCCTGGTAGCCGCGAAGAAATGAAGCTCCCTCCTCAAGCGGTGTTCCTGCAAAAGAACTCCCTCGGACTGGGGAGGGAGTACCTGCGTCGCAAGGCATCCAAGGGGATCTGCGAATACGCAGCCAGCATCGACATCCCCGGCAGGCCCGCCAACGAGGACGACCCGGAATGTGAACTGTTCCTGCCGGTAGAGACCGCGATGGCGAAGCATCACCGCATTGCCCTGCGGGCCATCGACCAGTGCATGAGCACAAGGCACGGACGCCTGATGCTGATGATGCCTCCGGGCAGCGCCAAGAGCACCTATGCCAGCGTCGTCGCACCGTCGAAGTACCTTGGGGAACAGGGCGGACGCAAGATCCTGCTCGGCAGCTACGGCGATGACTTGGTCCGCAAGATGGGACGCAGAACTCGAGCGCTCATCAAGCAGCCCAAGTACCGCGCCATCTTCGATGTGACCCTCTCTACGGACTCCACAGCCGTCCAGGAGTTCGCCCTCACCAATGGATCCGAATATCTGGCCGGTGGTCTGCTCACAGGGGTCACCGGCAACCGCGCACACGGCATCATCATCGACGACCCTATCAAGGGCCGCGAAGCAGCCAACTCCGAGGTGATACGAAACAAGACGTGGGACACCTACATTGATGACTGGCTCACGCGTCTGATACCCGGTGGTTGGGTCATCATGATCACTACGCGCTGGCACCAAGATGATCCCGCAGGACGCATCCTGCCTGAGTCGTGGAACGGGGAGTCCGGCGAGATAGCCTGCCGCGACGGCAATGTGTGGACAGTCATCTGCATCCAGGCAAAGTGCGAACGCGACGACGATCCACTGGGACGCGAGCGTGGGGAGTACATGTGGCCCGAGTGGTTTGACGAGAGGCACTGGGCGCAGTTTGAATCCGTGCGCCGCACATGGGTCAGCCTGTTCCAGCAGCTACCGACCCCCGACGAGGGGGATCTCTTCAAGGTGGACCAGATAGAACTGATCGACGCGCTTCCGGTTAATGAGCACATCACGTGGGCGCGCGGGTGGGACCTCGGCGCAACCACGGACGGGAACTGGACCGCAGGAGCGAAGATTGGCCTCAAGCGCAATGGAGGCCTCATCATTGGTCACATGGTTCGGATGCGCGAAGGTCCCGACAAGCGTGACCGGGCCATGCAGAACACGGCAAAAGCGGATGGTCGCACCGTGCGCGTTAGCATCCCTCAGGATCCGGGGCAGGCCGGCAAGACGCAGGTTCTGGATCTCACGCGCAAGATGCAGCCATTCTGCATCCCGCACTTCAGCCCGGAGTCGGGAGACAAGGTGACGCGAGCGGAGCCCTTTGCAGCACAGGTCAACAACGGCAACGTCCAGATGCTACGGGGTCCGTGGAATGAGAAGTGCCTGGAAGAGATGCGTGTGTTCCCGAACGGAACCTTCGATGACCAAGTCGACGCCTTGTCTCGAGCCTACGCACTCCTCATTACACGGGCCGCGATGCGTATCTCGCAGTCAGCAGTAAGTGAAGCAGAGAGACCCGACCCGGCTGATGTCGCTGCTGTACTGGGCGGGATGCGTATTGCGGACGATGCCCTGGAGGAGATATGATCAAGTTCACAAGGCCCGACGGTGTGCCCGTGTGGATCAATCCCACGAAGGTGACCACCGTTACCGCGGAGGAAACGGAAGAGCAGCTCGAAGAAGGCTCGGAAGTGCTGACCGCGATAGAGTTCGAAGCGTCGCACCAGATCGTGAAGGAGCCGGTGCAGGAAGTGGTCGACGCGATTCAAAGCGTGCTCGGTTAAACCAATGGATGCCCGTAGCTCAAAGGTAGAGCGGCCGGTCTGTGAGAGGTCGGAAGGTTGAGGGTTCGAATCCCTCCGGGCATTCCAACCCACGAGGAGTAGATGCAATGGCAAAAGCGGACGACGTGAAGGCAGCACTGGCGGAACTCGAGGAAGCGGGGAGCGTGCTTCAGAACATCGCGGCACCCACGCAACGTCACCAGTTCGATCAGGCGGTGCTGAAGCTGTTCAAGATGCTGCTGGAGCAGCCGGCTCCTCCGCAGAAGGCCCAGACTGCCGGCACCAAAGCAGCGGCATGAGGGAAGGGGCCATGATGAACGAGATCCAATACCCGGTACAAGGGACGCGCATCTGGCCCGCCCCACCCTACCACTATCATCCAGGAGACTACGGCAAGGACCCGCGCAACGGGCACTGGATGGCGCTTACGCCGAACGGGATGCTTGCGGACCTGAGCGGGCACGAGGTCACGGAACACGGGGACGGCACCATCACGGTGTCGCCGTCGATCCGGGTCACGCAGCCGCACGGGTACGAATTGAAGGTGTGGCATGGATTCCTCGAGAAGGGACTGTGGAGGCTCGCATGAGACTGACCGACCTGGAACCGGAATGGGTGAACGTAAGTGACCACGGTCACATGCGCTTCCTCGACTCTAACTCCCATCAGCAGGCGCACTTCGGGATCGACCCGATGCTGCACGAAGGGGAATCCAGCGAGGCGCTGGCACAGGCGCAAGGCGTCACGTTCCTGTGCCCGGTGTGCTTCCGGCGCAACGGGGGCTCCATCGGCACGGAGCACGTCCTGCTCTGGTTCCGGGACCGCAACGTGCCGGATGCGGAGACTCCGGGTCCGGGGCGCTGGCTTGCCAGCGGGACCAGCTTCGACGACCTGACGCTGGCACCCTCAGTCAACGTGGACCACGAGCACTGGCACGGCTACATCACGAATGGCGAGGTCACTTGGTTGGGAGGCACGCTATGAACAAGGAACATCGCGATCCTTACTTCAACCGCGGACTGAAGAACCACTTGATCCGCTACGAGCCTTACTACATCACGGGAGGGCTGGTCGTTGTGATCCTCCTCATCCTCTTCGTCGCGAAGGTGTTCAAGTGAAACCGAAGATCAAGCGCACCGCTGCGCCGGCCCCGCCCGCATCGCGCCGCCCCATCAAGATCCAGGACGAGGCGCTTGGGTTTGCGGGGCTCTCGGACGACGGACGCACGAAGGAGGAACGCACAGTCTGGAAGCTGCCCAGTGTCCCTCCAGGCGTGCTACCCAAGGGGAAGACCCCCGCCAAGCTGGCGCAGGACCAAGCCCCGCTTCTGAACCAGACCTACACATGGGCCATCGGGGGCGCGTGGGCTGAGGGTCTCGAGTTCATGGGCTACCCGTACCTCGCGGAACTCACGCAGCGTGCTGAGTACCGCAGGCCGGCGGAGATTCTCGCGAAGGCGATGACCCGCAAGTGGATACGAATCACGTCGAAGAGCGAGGAGGGCAGTAGCGACCGCATCAAGCAGATAGAGGATGCGTTTGTAGCCTACGACGTGCAGGACCGGATGAAGATCATGGCCGAGCATGATGGGTTCTTCGGCCGTGCGCAGCTCTACCTGGACATGGGGGATCTGGTCACGCAGTCTCCGGAGGAACTCCGGACACCGCTGCCCTACGCTCTGTCCAAAGTCAGCATGAACACCCCTCTGCAGCGGATTACGCCAGTCGAACCGATCTGGACGTACCCCAACATGTATAACTCCACGGACCCATTGCGCCCAGACTTCTACAAGCCGGACACATGGTTCGTGATGGGCAAGGAGGTTCACAAGTCGAGGCTCCTCACCTTTGTGTCGCGTCCCGTGCCCGACATGCTCAAGCCGGTATACGCCTTCGGCGGGCTCAGCCTCAGCCAGATCTGCAAGCCCTACGTGGATAACTGGCTGCGGACGCGCCAGTCCGTCTCGGACCTGATCCGGAACTTCTCCGTCACGGTGCTCCAGACGAACATGGCCGAGGTGCTCAACGGGGGCGCGGCCAGCGACCTGTTTCGCCGTGCTCACATGTTCAACCGCACCCGGGACAACCGGGGGCTGATGCTGATAGACAAGGAGCTCGAGGATCTGGTCAATGTCAGCGTGCCACTGGGCACCCTCGACAAGCTGCAAGCCCAGTCTCAGGAGCACATGGCAGCGGTGGTCGGCATCCCGCTCATCATCCTGTTTGCCATCACGCCCTCCGGCCTCAACGCCTCGAGTGAGTCGGAGCTGGATGTGTTTGAGGGCTGGATCCTATCACAGCAGGAATCATTCCTCCGGCCGCACCTGACCACCATTCTCCAGGTCGTTCAACTGTCGAAGTTCGGAAACATAGACCCGGACATCACGTTCCAATTCGAGCCGCTGAGCGTGATGGACATTCTCGAGATTGCGCAGGCGCGCAACACCGACGCCGACGCGGATGTGAAGCTGATAGACGCAGGCGTTATTTCCCCGCAGGAGTCCAGAGCCCGCATTGCGAAGGAGGAGGATTCGCCCTACGCAGGTCTGGACCCGAATGACTTACCCATCCCCCCAACACCGGACGATGGTGATCTCGGCTCGATGTTTGGAAGCACAGGCGCAAGCGGTACCGAAATCCCGGAGCAAAGCCCAGTAACGGGAACGGAAGTGAAACCTAACGGGCACGACACTCCTCAACTTACTTGAAAGGGAATACGATGCAACGCGGAATGTCAGAACGTATGCCGGCGAAGGATGGCCCCGCAGCCACCTTCTCCAAACAAGCCGGGCTCGTCGAAGGGATGCACGCACTGGGCCTGTACCGCTTCGCGGGCTTCTCGCCTCCGGAGGACAAGCGCCAGCAATACGTGGATCTCCGGGACGAACTCAACGTGGCCGGTGTGCTGCATGGGATCGACCCGATTTGGGTTCCCGGCGACAAGCTGCTCAAGCGGATGCTGGATGACTTCCGCAGCATCTCGCTCGAGGAGAAGTGGACGGACGTGATTCACAACGTGGTCGCGACCGTCGGCAAGAACCTCGCGCTCGACTCCATCTTCTCCACCGTCTCCTACACCGTCGTCGGGCCGTTTCTGGGTCTCACGCAGGGCTCGCCTTCGCCGGTGGCTGCGGACACGATGGCGTCTCACGCGGGGTGGGTTGAAGCGGGGGGTTCCAACGCTCCGACGTACACCGCGCCGCGCAAGACCATCACGTTCAGTGCAGCCGCAGCCGGCTCCAAGGCTTCAACCGGGACCTACACCTACGCCATTACGGGCTCCGGCACTGTGGGCGGGGGCTTTCTGCTGTACGGCTCCGGCGCGGTCTCGACCATCGACAACACGTCGGGAACCCTGCTTTCCTGCGGCGCGTTCACGCAGGGCAACAAGACGGTCGGCAACGGAGACGCTATCACTGCAACGTATACCCTTGGAATGTGATATACGTATAACGCGCTTGTAATAGCAGCTCAAAAGTGAAATCCAATTATCTTCACCAGAAAGGAAACGATAATGGCTGCGAAGTTCAAGGTTGGTCAGACGGTCCGCGAGATCATGCCGGCTCCCCGCGAAGGGACCATCACGAAGTTCGTCGGCGACGAGACGACGGGCGACTGGCACGTTCACGTCGCGGTGGCGGACGCGGAGGGAAACATGCACGACCAGTCAATGCCTGTGGAAAATCTCGAGGCGGTGACTGTTTGGGACGAGGCGAAGCAGGAATTCGTCCCGGTCGAGTGAAGTGGGAGATCCCGGGCCTGTGATGGGTCCGGGATAACTCAACCTCTGGAGACTTAGATGCCCGGTCCCGCGTACGTCCGTTCTATCATCGTCAATGTGACGGCCATCAACACGGGCGTTCAGCAGTGGGACTTCAACTACTCCCTGACCGGAGTCGGGGCAAGTAATCTCATCATCGTAGACGCCTTCAATTTTTCTGGTTCCACGAAGGCCGATCTTTCATGCTTCGACAATGTTGCCGGCGCCTACAATGCGACTGTCGGATTCATCGGGAACCCGACTATCGCGGCAAGTTTCACGCGCTTCTACCTAACAGGCGCTGCATCCGGAACTCACAACATTACGGTTCGCCAGAATGGAACATCCGCGGCGGATACGGTTAGATTCGTCATCACGGAGTACTCCGGGGTTCTAAGTTACTACTCAGGCTCTGGCCTGTCCCAAGATTTGCCGGGGCTTGGTGCTAATGTCATATTCGCGGGCAACTTCTCTTCCCTCTCTGGACACATTCTGATAGGGACGACTCTCTATTACAACCCGAACACCTCACCCCCGACCAATCCGAACGGGGGCAACGGGACGATTAGGTTCACCAGCGATTCGGTTTGGTTTACCCTTGCGGGGGTCTGCATCTCGGACCGGATCTCTTCTGGAGGATCCGGGAGCGTCAATTTCACGGATAGCGTGCAAGGAGATCAGCAGTATTACCTAACCATCGCCACCGCTTTTACTCCCGCGACCCAGACGTACAACGTGAGCCTCGGGGAGACTTTCTCCTCGGGCGATTCGGTGGGAGGCGTTGCAACGTTCCCCGGGACGGTTGGGGAATCCACCCCTCCCTCGGATCAAGTAAGCGTCCACGAAACGTACCTCGGCGGGCTCAGCGAGCTCCTGGGCGGGCGCAATCTCCTGCTCCAGACGAACGCATGGGGAGCCCCGTGGTTTGCCAACGACTGCGCTATCGCCGCAGGGCAAGCGGACCCCGCTGGAGGTACAACCGGAGCGCTTGTCACTGCGGTGGCAAGCCCCACGAACACGTTCATTGGACAGTCCGGTTCTACGCAGCTTGCCAACACGACCAAGACGTACTCTGCCTACATCAAGGCCGGCACGTTTGTCCTCGAACAGTATTTCATGTGGATGCGGGATGGGGCAGAGAACAACATCGCGTACTCTATCTTTGACATCGCCAACGGGGTCGTCAACAGTGTGTTCCTAGGAACCGCGGTGATAACACCGCTTCCGAACGGGTGGTACCGCTGCTCAATCACTGGCATCTATCCGGGAAACGCAGTCGCCGGCTGGAGGATCTACCTTGATCCTGGAAGTACACCCGCTCCGAATGAGACCTACAGAACCGCTTGGCATCAGTTCGAGGATGGTGGCGTTGCGACCGCCTACGCGGCAAATGGTGCATCCCCCTCGAGCGGCCTCGAGACCCTCTCAGGGCAGGCAACGGATGCAGGTACGCTGACCGAGGCCATGAGTGCGGCTGCGACCCACAATGCCACCTTCGCGGACGTGGGGCTCATCCAGGAATCTGGGGCGCTGGCTTCCACGCAGACAGCGGTGGTCACAGATGTTGGCGCTGTGCAGGAGGCGTTCGCCGGGGTTGATACGGTAGCTGCTACCGGGCAGGAGGGAGTCTCCATTTCAGAAGCGGGCGCGCTGGCCTCTACGCAGAACATCGCGCTTGCTGGCTTCATCACGGAGTCGAGCCCGGTCTTTGATGCGATGACGTTCTTCCCGGCCTTCCTGCGCAGCATCCCGGAAGCGTTTGTCGGAGCGGATACGGTTGGGGGCAACCTCGGGGGCGCCCTCTTGCTCCAGGAAACCGGCGCGGCTGTGGACACCGTCACCGGACCTCTGACTGTTATTGGTCCGGTAGTTGAATCAGCTCCGCCTTCTGACACTGTTGGGGCTACTGGCTCGGAGGCTGTTTCAATCTCAGAAGCGGGCTCCGCAGTGGACACGGTTGCGCACGGGTTTAGCTACCCGATGGATGTAGTAGATGCAGCGGCGGGCGCGGATATCGTGGTTGGCAATCGGGCCACAACCGATTCCATACTCGAAGCGGGGGCGCTGGCAGATACTCCATTCGGATCTATTGGGGCGTTCCTCTCCGAGGCAATGACCGGCTCGGACGATGTGGAGGTGCAGTACACCGCAGAACGGGACATGGGTGAAGCCATGCCAGCATCAGACTTCCTGGATGTGCTTCAAGGATACAATGTTGCTGAGGCGTTTGCTGGCATTGATACTGTGGCTGCAACCGGAACCGGGGCGGTTTCCGTACTCGAGGGAGCTTCACTGAACGCGCTCGCCGATGGTGGCCTCATCACACCCGGCTCGCTTGTCGAAAGCTCCTCGCCACTAGATACCGTGCTTGGCAGCTTTACTCCAGTAGTGAACATCCCGGAGGCGATGAACGCACAGGATACAACGAGTGTGCTCGCCTCCGATGTTGGGATCCTCGTGGAAACCGGCGCGATGGCGGATACGGCTACTGCCTTCAGCTCCATCAATGTCGCCTTCCTCGAGCGGATGCAGGCTCAGGATCAAGTTGTATTCGTAATGTGGGCTCTGGATCTTGCGGAAGCCTTAGCCCTCGTGGAAATCGTCAATGGTTCGCCGATCTACCCGCGCGACGTGTTTGACTCCATTCCGATCGTTAGCGACACGGTTGGGGCGCAGACCACTGTTCCGGTAGTGTTCCTCGAGAACATGGTTGCATCGGATTCCCTAAATCAAGCCTGGACTGCGCTGTGCGACATTGCGGAGTCCGGACAGGCAGCCGACTTGCTGTCCGTGCTTGGGGTATTCGGTGGACAGCTGATAGAGCCAATGCAGGCTGTGGACATTCCAGTGGGCACGCTGGCAACGCTGGTCAGCTTGGCCGAGCAGTCTGTGGTGATAGATACTGTGAGTGGCGTCTCGGTGAGGTTCATCTATGGAAATAACCGGGTTTGGCTTCCTCCACCGTTGTTTTGAGAAGGAGTAGACATGCAACACAGAGAGCATTTGCACCCCAAGGACGGATCCCAGATCCAGATTGCCACCTTGGCCGAGACGGTTGAAGTAGCCCGTGCGTGCGGCAAGTTCCTTGCTCGGTGCCTGGACCGTAACGGCAACCTCAAATGGGATACGGGGTGGTTTGACAACCTCATCACGGACGAGGGAGCGAAGCTGTGGGAGGGCTGGTTTACAGCGAGCTCCTACTCACAGGTCGGCCCGTTCATGGGGCTCATCTCGTCCTCCAGCTACACGACCGGCCCGCAGGTTGGGGATACCGCTGCGCAGATCAATGGGACCAATGCTTGGAAGGAGTGTTTGTCTGCTTCCAATCCTCCGTTCATCGGAGGTGGAGCTACGCGGGGCACGGCAAGCGGTTTTGCGGCCGCATCTGGGACTGGCGCGGGCAACCGCGTTCGTGCGTTGACCTCCCCAGTGTCGTTCACGATTGGTGGCACGGGCGGTACGCTCAAGGGCTGCTTTCTGGTCCTTGGTGCTGGCGCGGTCAACACGCTTGGGAGCACCGCTGGCACGCTGTTCAGCGCCGGCCTGTTCTCCGGTGGCGACAAGACGGTATCTCCGACCGACGTGGTCAACGTCAGCTGGCAAATCTCAATCTAAGGAGGACTACGATGGCATCAAAGTTCAAGAAGGGCGACCAAGTACAGCAGGTGATGCCTGCTCCGGTATCCGGCACGGTCGACGGCTTCATGGTTGATCAGGAAACCGGGGACCTGCTTGTTCACGTGGTCGACGCGTCTGGTGAAACTCCCCGGTACTTCAAAGAGGAGGAACTGCAAGCGGTTCCGACCGAGAAGACGGGAGGCTGAGGATGGCTTCCGGATACGTCGCACCCTTGGCAGTCTCTTCCGGGGACGGGCCGACGCTCACGGCTGCTGCCGCTGCGTCATTCATGCCAGTCACGGCGAAGTACACCTTCCCGCCCAACCCGATTCTACTTCCGAGTTTCATGAGAGTCGTCGCACATGGTCGAATCTCCTGTGCGGTCACCACACCCGGCACTGCCAGATTCGACATTCGACTGGGTTCAACTGTGATAGCGGATTCCGGTCCGATGAACCTCAACGTAGTAGCCAAGGCGAGCGTTCCATGGTGGTTGGAGGTCTACCTCTACGCACGGGCGGCGGGCTCCACTGCGAACTTCATGTCCTTCTTCCGGTTCCTCTCGGAGGCAGTCATAGCCTCCCCGCTGGCAACCGTGGGAGGCAACGGGGAGATCCTCTCCTCGGTTGCTGGAGGACCGGACACCGCTCCAGCGGTTGGGAACAACGTGGACGTTACGGTGCCAAACGCCTTTGACGCATTCTTCACGCAGACTGTGGCAACGGGATCCCTCACCTGCCACGGGTTTATTCTAGAAGCTGCCAGCGTCGCTGTTCCGTAAGCCATGCCAAGATTCCTCTCCGTCCCTCCCCCTCGGGCGCTGGTAGTGCCGGGGGTCGTCGTGAGTGGCTGCGCGAAGAACGCTGGATCGAGCACAGCGATCCTGCCTCCGAGTACAGTCAATTACAACTGGTATCCATTCGGGAACTACAGTGTCAATTTAGACAACTGGCTTCCCTTTGGAGGGACGCAGAGCATCTGGTGGAACGATCAGACCTGTTGGGGTGTAGATGTCACCGGGGCCAATAGTGAGCAGGGAGCTATTGGCTGCTATCCGAACGCGAGCCGGGGCTGGTCGAACAACGACAACCTGATGCAAGTGAGGTCTACCTCCGGATGGCTTCCAGGAGGAGGTGGCAATCCGAACTGGACAACGCTCTCGGGCATGGGCATCCAGGTCTCTGCGCTGACCAAGTGCAAGGTGAAATGGAACATTGGGCTTACTCCTACCACTCCAAACGTGGGCAACGCCTTCAGCCGCTGGGACGCGCTCATAGACATCTATTACCACACGGTCGCCAACCCACCGAGCTCGGCTTGGTATCCGCAGGTCGATCTACAGATCATGCAGATGATCATGGATCAGCCATTGACTGGGCAAGGCGCTACGACCTCGGGATTCTGGGCGCTGGTGATATCGGGCTCGAATTACTGCCTCAAGACGTTTAACGGAATCCAGTACGTCGTTATCATCGACGCCTCGCACTTCAATCAGGCCGGCGGGCACACCATCACGATGTTCCCTACTCCGACCATGTTCACCGACCCCGCGCGCCCGAACCCGCTGCTGTGGGGGCAGAATAACTGCATCCACGATGTTGGAGCCATCACCGCGTGGCTGGCTTCGAGTAATCCGCTCGACGACTTCGGCGCCGCTATTCACTACGCTGGAGGAACTGTAGTCACTACTCCAGTGATAGATCCAAGCTGGTACCTAACAGTGGTCAATGCCGGCTTCGAGATCGACTTCGCGGCTACACCCGACGCCAGCTTCAAGACGTCGGACTTCTGGGTCTCGATGCAGTCCGAACCTGATGGAGACCCAATAGTCCAGTTTCCGGTATCCATAGCTTCGGGAGGCCGGTATCTTCAAGACGCTGCCGGTGTGCCGTTCCCGCTTACCAATGATTCCGGCTGGCTTGTGTCGGCCGAGTGCGCGATGTCGCAAGCGCAGCAATACTTCGATGACAGGGCCGCGCGTGGCTACACTGCATCCCTTGTCATGGCGCTTCTGCCGCAGGCGTTTTCGACACATACTCCGTACTACGCGGACGCTACTGGCAACGTTCCCTTCACGGGAACTGTAGCTGGCGGGTACCTAGACATGTCCACGCCGAGTGAGCCCTATTGGGCACACCTGGACGCGGTTATCAACTACGCCAAGTCCAAGGGCATGGTCGTGTTCCTGTTCCCGGCCTACCTCGGCTTCGGTGGAGGTTGGCAAGGCTGGTATGCGACGGTCAATGCGAACAGTCAGGCGCAGCGGCAAGCCTACGGCACGTTCCTCGGGAACAGATACGCGAGCTCGAAGTTTGGCAACGTGATATTCATTTGGGGCGGTGACTACCACCCGCCCTCGCTCGGGATAGTGGACGACATGGCAAGCCGCGTGCTGCTGGCTGACCCGACTGCGATGCAGGGCGCGCACACGGACTCGACCGACACCTCTACCTACTCGGTGTACGGGGCTTACTCGTGGTGCAACATCAACTCTGTCTACACCGAGACCACCGACATCGCCACCAAGCTCCACACGGCATGGGGCCAGAAGGCGATCCCGACCTTCAACCTGGACAACGTGTACGAATACACGACGGCGCCGCCGCAGGACACACAGCAGTTCCGCGAGCCGCAGTGGATTTCTTACCTGTGGGGCGTGGCTGGTTCGTGTCACGGTAATGAGTCGGTATGGCCGATGGGAGGAACCGGGAACTTCCCGGTGTACGGCACCTGGACCACGGCGCTGGGCAGTCCGGGTCAGCCGGAGCCGATGGCGAAGAACCTGCTGAGCACCTACCCGTGGCAGAAGCTTGTTCCTGACTACACCGGCTCCTTCGTAACGTCCGGCAGCGGCTCCAATGCTTGGGGTGCCAAGGCATCCGACAACACGTTCGCGCTGGTCTATGTGGACAGCGGCAGTGCCACCGTGGCGCTGTCACAGCTCACCGGCTATGGGACTCATGTCAATGCCTACTGGTATGACCCAAGCAGCTCTACTCCAGCTTACCGCACTATCACCGGCTCGCCCTTCAACGCTTCCGGAACGCACAGCTTCACCGTGCCAGGAAACAATTCGCAGGGCGACACTGATTGGGTACTCGTGCTGAAGAGCGCCCCATAAAATGCCAACCCCCTCATTCCGTCAATTCTCCGCAGCGGAGTTCTTTGGTACTTCTCCTTTGACTATTGGAGCGGTAACGGCCACTGCGGGGGACACGCTCATAGGAATTGGAATCTGTGGCTCGGGACAGAACGACCCTGTTACCCCGAGCACGGTGCCCGATGGAAACTTCCCCGCTGTCACCGGGTTGTCTCTCACGAGTAACGACACGAACAACGGCAATACGTTCTCTCCAGGACTTCTTCTGTCGGCTGCCGGAGGCTCCATCAGTCCGAGGTACACGCAGGCAGTGGGAAATCTATTCGGGTTCTTCTACGAATACTTCAATGTCCTCTCGGTTTCCGATGCCGCATTCATTCTGCGTGCTACTCCGGGGACTACCATCGGCGGCAACCCGGTTACGGTTCCAGTGGGCTCAGTGCTGTTTGCCATGTGCGTAGATGCTGCGGGTGGAACTGTTGTTCCCTCCGCACAGGCCAATGGTGGAGTGACTCCATCTACGCGCGAGTCGGGAAACCCGTCTGGAACTACGTTGCCGTTCTGTACCTGCGATTATGTTGGCACGGGCGGTTCTATCACGCCGACCTGGACTGCTTCGGATGGAGCCACCGAGAATTTTGTCATCATTCAGTTCACCTTGAATGGAAGCACCGGAGCTGTCTATAACGTCTCCACGAGCGAGACGGCAAATCCAACAGACACCACGGATGCCACCGATTTTGGACCGGCTCTACGGGTAGCCGAATATGGATTTCCCGACGATACTCTGAGCACTACCGGTTGGATATTCATCTCTGCTGGCGCGGTCGCAACCGGGGCGAATCCGACCCCCGCAGTTCCGGCAGGCTACGCCGCTGGAGATCTCCTCATCCTAGTAGCCACATCCGGGACAGCGTACAGCACGACCCCGCCTACTGGGTATGGAGGCGCGTGGCTGGCGCAGCGCACGACTGCGAGTCCAATGCTTACTGTAGGGATGAAGGTTGCGACTGGGTCCGAATCCGCCCCGACGCTCACGAATTCTGCCACTACGAGCTCAGCTGTGCTTTTGTGCTACCGCTCCACGCGACAAGTGACAGACGTTGTGGGAACCATTGCTACAGGTACTAGCTCCAGCCCCGCTACCTCAAGTCAGACGACCACGAAGACCAACGACCTCCTACTGGAGATCTACGGATCTGCCAGCGGCACAGCGCGTACTTGGTCGGCGCAGAACGCAGCCTGTTCCCGCCGCGCATCCTTCGCCCCATCCACTACGATTTGTGGACTGTGCGTTAACGATGAAAGCAAAGCAACGGCCGGCGCGACTACTGCGCGCACTCAGTCGCTATCTGGTAGCGCGACGTGGAACGCGGTTGCCATCTCTATTCAGGCTACGGTGCAGTCGGATGCATCCTTATCGGAATCGGCGTTTCCATCTGATTCCTCAAGCGTCACTGGAACCTGGAATGCAGCGGAGGCAGAATCTGCCTCCCCTGTTGATACACTGAGTGCAACCGGAACCTGGAACGTAGCTGAGACCGAATCGGCCACGGCAACCGATACCGCTGCGATTGGAGGAAACACATACAGCTTGAGCCAAGCGGAAGCCGCTACTGTACTCGACACGCTTGACGCAACGGTCACAAGTTTGTTCTTCCGAGCCGCTAAAGCTCTTCCAGGATGGGGGCCGAGTCCGCTCATCCCTCGTCCAGCTACCGCACTCATAGCAATCTCTAACTGGTTCCTCTCGGTTTTTGAGTCGCTGACCCCTTCAGATTCCAGCAGCGTCTCGATTACGACCTCACAGTCAACAGCGGAGGCTGCGGCCCCCGCTGATTCGACCAATGCTTCCAACGTAACTGCGGCTTCCTTCTCCGAGTCCGGAAGTCCTGTGGACTTGAGTACGGTTGCCGGCAACGTCTACGCCTTGAGCGAACTGGAGTCCGGATCTCCGGTAGATACAGAGAGCGCGTTGCGAACGGTGGCCGATACGGTTAGCGAGGTAGCGTCCCTCACGGATACACAGTCTGCCCAGATGACAGCGGCAATAGCCACGGCAGAAACCGGAACTCCCTCAGATACGAACTCCGCGCTGCGTACTACTGTTGGATCGACCTCCGAGTCGGGAAGCCCTGTCGAATCAACTTCAGCGGCTAATACGAGTTCGCAGACTACCGCTGAATCTGCCAGCCCCGCTGATACGTCAATAGCGATTCTCACATCCTTTGGTTCACTCTCCGAAGCGATTATCGTATCGGATACCATCACAGGGTCGACGCAGAACACATACGACGTCTCTGAGCATGGAACACTATCCGATACGGAGTCCGGCCTCCTATCAGCTTCGATGTCCATATCGGAGTCGGTTTCCCTCGCTGATGCGATTTCCGGGGTTTCCCAATTCCTGTCCAGCCTGTCAGAAGCAGGAGCCCTGCTGGATAGCCTGTCGGCCACGGCTGTCGAGGCTGTAGCTCTTGGAGAGCTTGGGAACCTCAGCGAGCTGCTTTCCGTAGTGCAGCAGCTCCAGGCAGACTTGGCAGAAGTTATTGTGCTCCTCGATACCGTTGCGCTGAGCCAACTGGCGTTCATCTACGGCAATCCGTTCAATGCTCGTGTTGCGGAGTCGAGGCCGGCTGTGTCGAACACACTGGCAACCAAGACCTATATCAAGGCAAAGGACCAAGACCGATGAGCAGCCTGGAAAAGCGGACCTACGATTCCTGCCCCTACGACATCAATTGCATGGATCTGCTGCCGTCGGGGGCTACCATTGCGCAGGTGAACCAGATACTGTGCGACCCAGATGTTGGGGTGCAGTTTGGTTCCCCGATTATCAATACGCTCCAGAACATCTACCCGGATGGAACTATAGCTCCACCCGGCACGGTAGTTCAGGTTCACATCAGTGGTGGAGTCATCCCCCCGAATCTTGCCGGGATAATCTGCACGCTTCATGTGCAGTTCACGGACTCGGCCGGGAACAATAAGGACGCGGTTGTTCTCCTCAACCTCACGGACAAGGTAACTGCGTGAAGCCTCGAGTCGCAGCGGCGATACGCCCCAACGAGGGAATACAGGCGGACTATCGCCTGCGACTGGCGACGATGATCGCCCAGATGCACAACTCTGTCATCTACTGGCTCCAAGCTGCCTACCGGGCCAAGCCCCCCGAGATGGCAATGGATGCTTCCCCCGCGTCTACGCTGCGCAAGCTGCTCCAGGAGCTGGCGGGCCGCTGGCAGAAGCGCTTCGACGATCTCGCTGTGGACCTTGCCAAGCACTTCGCCATCGCGGCGCACAAGCGGGCCGACGGGGCTCTGAAGTCTATCCTGAAGAAACACGGCATCGCGGTCCGGTTCAACCTATCCCGCGAGGTCAACGACGTTCTGCAGGCGACCATCGGAGAAAACGTCTCTCTCATCAAGTCTATCTCGAGCCAATACTTCACGCAGGTAGAGGGCGCGGTGATGCGCTCCGTAACGGCAGGTCGGGACCTTGCCTCCCTCGTGACCATGTTGGGGCCGAAGGTTGATCTAGCGCGCATTGGCATGGGTCAGAAGCCCGGAGAGTCCGACAAGTCCTTCTTCGCGCGCACTTGGAGACGTGCCTCGTTCATTGCGCTGGACCAGAACAATAAGGCCACCGCAATGATCTCGCGCACTCGCCAGACTTCCCTCGGAATCACGGAGAACGTGTGGTTGCACAGCGGGGCCGGCAAGCACCCGCGCCCGGAGCACGTTGCCTTCAGCGGCAGGCGGTTTAAGCTCTCGCAGGGTGCATACCTCGAGAAGAAGTGGGTGTGGCCCGGTACGGAGCCGGGCTGCCGGTGCGTGAGCAAGCCAGTCATCCCGGGCCTCGACTTCCGTCCTCGAGGCATCGCGCGCCCGCGCCTCGCGATGGACAAGGGCACCTGGATAGAATGGAAGCACCCGCGCGATGCAGAGGGTAAGTTCGTCTCCATCTCCGGAGGGCATACCAAGCCCACGGAAGGTACCGTGGGTGCCAGCGTGTGGAAGATTGCGGACACAATCAGCAATTCGAAGGAGGGCTATGCCACAACGAAGGAGGTCGTCGCTCAAGCTGTAGCAGCCGGCATCAACAAGGCGTCCGCGGAGTTGTACTTCCATCGCTGGGAGAAGTTCTACGGCATCAAGGCTCCCAAGGTTCCCAAGGGACCGAAAGCAAAACCGGCTTCTACGGAGACAGAGCAGCTTCAGAAGTTCGTCGAGAAGTATGCCGCTCCGCCCCCGCCCGATCCTACTCCAGTGGAAGCGGAGTTATCAAGTGAGCAGAAGCTTGAGATCGTCAAGAAGGGACTTGCTGCCAAGGGCATAGACCCGGAGGGCGTCTACGGAGATATCCATTACTTCAAAACTGGAAGCTCAAAAGTCAGCTACAAGCCGGATACCGGGACGTGGCGCATCTCGAAGAAGATTGATGGGGTGTGGGAGAATATCACAACAGGAGAAGGCGCGCTGAACCTCATCAAGGCGATAGAGGCTGGAGTTATCAAGGGCTACAAACAGAAGAAGACTGCGGACCAGCCTACCGAGCCTGTGGAGAAGGGCAAGATCAAGTTCCACGCTAAGGGCGCTGTGATGCCTCACGCGCTGCCTGAGGACATCATCAGCTCGCTCAAGTCCTACACGGGAGCCGGATACAAGTACATGAACACGGCGATGCGTGGAGGCCACCCGCCTCCACCCGTGGACAAGTATATCCAGAAGCACATCTTGAATATCCAAAAGGCGTTTGCCTCAATATCACCGATCAAGAAAGCGATGCGTGCCTATCGGGGCATCAGTGGCAGTGCATTAGGGAAGATGGCAAAGGAGGCCGGGCTTTCTGGAATAGACGACATTCAGCCGGGGCATGTTCTCGTGGACAAGGGCTTCATCTCAACCAGCCATAAACCGAACACGACATGGGGCAGCCTTGTGATGGACATCACAGCGCCCCCCGGCACCAAGGCGATTCGATTGCAGCCGATCAGCAATCATAAGCACGAGGATGAGACCCTGCTCCAAGACGGCACCAAGTTCAAGATCACTGCCGTCGACAAGGACCCGAATAGCGGGCATGTGAAGCGGCTTCATGTGGAGGTAGTGCTGTGAAGAACAAGTTTGTGACTGACGAGGAGGACGGTGTTCGATTGTTCGCCTCCGTCGAAGCGGCGAACAAAGCCATCCTGGACCAGACCGTGAACATGGCAGTTCGAAAAGGGTTCAGCACCGTGCAGGCGGAAGGCACCGGCTTCCTGTGCGGGCGTCCCGGTACCGGGCAGCTCGTTGAGGTGTACCCGGATGGCACTTGGGAGTATCGCGATGCGTCAGAGGACGAGATCAAAACTGAAAGTGGACGCAACGCGCAGACACTAGGCTGGTTCCTAGGCGATCTTCCAATGGAGGAGCAGTAGGGACCAATAAGTTATCCATTCCTTGCATCAGGCGCAAACAATGAAAGCGAAAGACGAGAAGCGGGTGAGGGTGGAGGAGATCCTTCGCAGTGGTCTATTCACAACCAAGGCCCTTTCCAGAGGGACGGGGGTGTGCAAGCAGACCATTAGGGATGCGAAGAACGGTACCTCTTTTCTTCACCCTCAGACTGTTGACAAAATAGTAAAATTTCTGAACCAAGTCAGGGAGCAACTTCTGCCATGAGTTCGGCGAGTGTTCATCAGTTCAACAACCGGCGACAAAGGCGCGCGACGCGTCCGACTCCGGCTTCCTCAGCCGTGGCAACCGCCCTCGCGCAAGCCGAGTACGTCAAGCGGGCTCTGGAGCAGTGGCGCATCGACGTCCAGGTCATGCTTCTCTACTTCGCGGAGTCCGGCGCCATGTGCTACCCAGGACATCACCCGGACCTCGGATTGTCCATCACACGAAATCAAGACGGTCTGCCTGTCGCGAGAGTCGCTTAACCCATCGAAGGAGACGAAACAATGTCAACGCTCAATCCCGCACTCACGGCCCAGATGATCAACGCAATCGCGGCCGGAGACTTTGACGTACTCGCGAACGTGCTGGCGCAACAATTGCGCGGGGCTCAGAGTTCCGCCGCGACCGCCGTCTCCTATCCCGGCAGCGGAACCGCATACACGAACAACACCTCGTTCCTCCAAACGGTCACCATCAGCGGGGGCACGGTCACCGTGATAACGCTGTCGCGTGGAGGTGTGACCGGGCTCACATCCGGACAGTTCCTTCTGGCGCCGGGAGACTCAATCACCTGCACCTCGTCCGGCAATCCCACGGTGTTCAACGTCACCAACATGATCTGAGGTAGAGATCATGCCCAACTTGACGCAGCAGCAGTTAGCGTCCATTGCTCAGGGGGACATGGGAGCGACTGCTGCCGCTATCCAGTCCCTTGCAAACGCGCTCACGGCATATACCAATGCGAACGCGCGGCCGAATCAGAACAGCGCGACCGCAGCGACTGGATATCCGGGCACCGGCCAGCCGTACACGAACCCGGGACCGTACCTTCAAGCAGTGACCATCAGCGGGGGCACCGTATCTGCAATCTCGCTCAGTGCAGGCGGGGTCACAGGGCAGACAGCGGGCACTTTCCTTTTACGTCCGGGAGACTCCGTCACCTGCACGTCCAGCGGAAACCCCACGGTGTTCAACGTCACTAACATTCTGTGACCTTGGAGCTGTAGGATGCCCATCCGCAAAGTCGAAGGAGGGTACCAATGGGGGACCCACGGTAAGGTCTACCCCGATAGGGCCGGCGCTGAGAGGCAAGCGGCAGCGGCCCACGCTGCCGGCTACAGCGAAGACAAGAACATCAAGCTCAAAGGCGCCGGCATCGCCTTTGTCACGGAGGACGGCAAGGCACTCTTCCTCAAGCGGGCGCACACAGCACGACATCCAGGAAGCTGGGACTTCCCTGGAGGGCACCACGAAGAACACGAAAGCCCCATCGAAACTGCGCGGCGCGAGGCCATTGAGGAGGTCGGGGACATACCCGAGAGCGAGTCCCCACTCATCCTCGTTACCGATTTCATCAGCGACGAGGGCGTGAACTTCATCACGTTCCTGCAAGCGGTGGATGAGGAGTTCGAGCCGGAGCTGGACGAGTCGGAGCACTCCGACTGGATATGGGCTCCGCTGGATCAGCCCCCCGAACCGCTGCTCCCGGGCGTGCGCCAGACGTGCGAGGAGATTGTGAAGGGCAAGAGCGCGGAACTCAACCCGGATCACCACAGCATAGAGGAGGGAAAGGATCTCGCAGAGGACGCCGGCAAGTTCGTGGAGTCAGAACATCCAAGAAACAAGGAAGGGGAGTTCGCTTCGGGGGGAGGCGGTGGCTCCTCCCCAGAAGAAGCAAAGCAATGGAAATCCTACCAAGATGGCGAAGGAGCCCACGTCTCCTCTGCTCTTCGTCATGGTAGATCTCTCACCAAGGCTGAGAAGGCAACCGTTTCATTCCTCGACGAAAAAACCAGCCAGAGACTGTCGAGGGCAAGGACCCTGCATTACGGGGTAGATCCAGTATCAAACTTCGGTCGCCAGCTTCTCCTCAACAAGAAGGTCAAGGAGTTCGTTGATCCGGGGTTCACGGCAACTTCAACGAAGGAGGGAGTAGCTTCCAGATTCACTTCCTCGGTTGGGGGCAATGTGGCCCACCCGAAGACTGGAAAGACGGTTCAGTTTTCCAGTGGTGGTCTAGTGCTGCACCTAGAGACTCCTATTAATGCGCGGGGCGTGAGGGCGCCAAAGAGCAAAGAGTACAGAGGTATGAAGGAAGAGGACGAGGTGCTTCTTCCTCGTGGTACAACGTATCAAATTGTTGGTCGGAACACAACAAAGGGAACAAAGGGCGGGGAAGTCACCCATGTAAATATCAGGGTGAAGCAATACGCTGATGGGGAATCCGGGGAATACTCGGACTACGCGCAGGACTCCCTCGCTTTCGATCTCAAGTCTCTGCGGCGCTTTGACCAGGATGGCCGGCTGCACGTCGACTCCTCAAACATCAGCAAGTCGAACATCTGCGAATACTACGGGTTCGAGGTCAATGGCGGGGAGGAGATGGGCCTCGACCCGCGCAAGAAGTACCGAATGCTCAGGGACCCTGCCGAACTCGAGAAGGCAGCCTCCACCTTCAACAACCTCCCCATCCTCTCTCAGCATGTGCCGGTGACGGCAGACGCGCACCGGCCCGACTTGGTGATCGGTTCCACCGGGACCGATTGTGAATTCCAATCGCCTTACCTGCGGAACTCGCTTGTCTTCTGGAGCAAGGACGCAATCACAGGCATCCAATCCGGGGAGAAGAAACAACTATCCTGCGCCTACCACTATCAAGCCGATATGACTCCGGGAACCTTCGAAGGCGAGCCCTACGATGGGGTCATGCGGAACATTCGCGGTAATCACGTTGCTCTAGTGCCGGACGGCCGCGCCGGTCCTGACGTTGTGGTTGGAGACTCAAAACCGAAAGGAACGAAGATGCCTGAAGCAAGCGTAAAGCGAGAAGCCTTGTCCCGCAAGGGGATGCTCGCGATGGGCGCGCTGAGCGCCTACTTCAAAACCGCGAAGCCCAAGCTCGCGGCGGATGCGAAGCCTCCGACCGGCAAGGAGCTGAAGGTCCTGCTCAAGAACGTGGCCTCCGATAACTGGTCCACCGAGAAGCCGAAGATCCTCGCGGCCCTCAAATCCAAGCTGGCCCAGGACGAATTCCCCGCGCTGACCAAGCTGCTGAACGGTCTGGACAAGGGGAAGGCCAAGATCGCGCAGGACGACGGCGAAACCACAGTCGAGGATCCCGCCGACGCGCTGGCCCAGTCCGAAGGCAAGGACACGGACATTCCGGGAGCCGTCGCGACCCACCCGGCAGCGCCAGCCGCGCCGGCTGCGCCCGCCGCAGCGGCTCCCAACCCGCTCGCGGAGATCCTTGAGATCTGCAAGGCGCACATGCCTCCGGAACTGTGCGCAGCAATCGCGGAGAAGCTGAAGGCTCTGCATCCCGCAGCTCCTGCCGCCCCCGCAGCCGCAGCCCCCGCCGCGAAGCCGGCAGCCGATCAACCCCCGGGAGGTCCGGCGCAACCCGCCGCGCCAGTCAAGAAGGAGGAACCGCAGATGGTGACGAAGCCCGCGATGGACGCGGCCATTGCCGCAGCCGTACAGGCGGCAACCAAGAACGCGACCGACGCCACCGTGGCCCGGATGCGTGAGATCGCGGATGCTGAAACCTTCGTTCAGCCGCTCGTCGGCAAGATGACGATGGCGTTCGACAGCGCCGAGGACGTTTACAAGGAGGCCCTGAAGATCATGGGCGTCAAGACCAAGAACGTCCACCCGAGCGCGTTCCGAACGATCCTGGAGCACCTGCCGAAGCCCCGCGCGGATCTGCGTCTGGCCTCCGACAGCTCGGCCTCGCCGGACGATCCGGAAGCCTTCGCCAAGCAGTTCCCCGACGCCGCGCGCCTTCGTCACGCCTGATACCCGCGCTGGCTCTCTTCGACACTTGAAACAGGAGTAGAAAGATGCCATTTCCCAAAGCAGTAAACGTAGTGCCGGCAGTCGGGGTCGCGGGCGACTTCTGCTCGGCGAATCCCCGTGCTTCGGTGGTGAACGGCCCGGGAGCTTTCGTATCCGGGCCGAACGGTGTCGCAGTCGGCGCGTTTGCGTGGGCGGATGCGACGCTCACGAACACGAAGGTCGGCAATTCGGGCGGTCTAGCCCCGACCGGCTTCGTGGGCCGGCACATGAACGCCGTCATCACGCAGTTCCTGGCCGACAACACGCAGGTCATTCCCGTCGGACTGGGCGTGACGCTTTACAACGAGGGCGAGTTCTGGGTCATCAACAACGGAACCACCGCCTCCGCGATCGGTCAGAAAGCCTACGCGAACAACAGCACCGGTCTGGTGTCATTCGCGGCCACGGGTTCCCCGCCCTCGGCTGCGACGAGCACCGCCTCGACCATCGCGCTCAACAACACGAGCGCGGGCACGATTACGCTGATCTCGATGACCGCCTCGATCTCGGGGCAGGTGCTGACGGTATCGGCGCTGGCTGCGGGGGTTGCACTGTTCCCCGGCATGGTCCTCGCCGGCGGAACCGCAGGGAACCCAGTCGATCCCGCGACCACCATCCTCTCGCAGCTGAGCGGAACCACGGGTTCGACCGGCACCTATCTGGTCAGCGTCAATCAGACGGTCGCCTCCAGCACGATCACCGCTCCGCTGTGGGGCATCCTGCTGGTCGCCACGACCATCACGGGCCAGTTCCTGCCGGGTCAGGTGTTGTCGGGCACGAACGTCACCACGGGCACGACGGTCGCCGGTCTGGCCTCGGGCACGGATGGCAAGACGAACGGCGACAAGATGGCGGTGTTCGCGCCGACCACGATGGGCGCTGCCACGTCAACGTCCATCACGGGAACGGGAGGCGTGCTGACCATCGGTGGCACGGTGGCCGGCACCTACGCGGTCGGCGACCTGCTGACGGGATCGGGTGTCAATGCCGGCACCTACATCACGGCACTGGGCACCGGCACGGGCGGGGCGGGGACGTACTACCTGAACCAAGGGCAGACGATGACCTCGCAGGCAATCAACGCCAATGCTGCAACCGAGACCAAGTTCTATGCGTTGTCGGTCGGCCAACCCGGCGAGCTGGTGAAGATGTCAAGCTGGCCGCTCGGTTGATCCTAACGGCAACCGACCCTCAACTCACAGATAAGGACTCGAGAAAATGCGTAACCCTGCATTGGCAGTATTCGAACGCGACTGGGGCATCTCATTCGAAGGTGCTGTCGACTTCCTGAAACCAGGATGGAAGACGAACTTTGGACTTGCAATGGATGCTCAGCCGTCGCTCGTGACGGTTGGACAGTCAGGCATCCCCTCGTTCCTGGTCACGTTCCTCGACCCGGAACTGCTGCGGATCCTGACTGCGAAGAACGTCGCCGTGGACATTTTCGGGGAGGTCCGAAAGGGCAGCTTCGAAGACATTGCCGTTGCGTTCCCAGTCGTGGAGCACACCGGGGAGGTGTCCAGCTACGGCGACTTCAGCACAGCGGGCCGTGCGGGTGCCAACACGAACTTCCCGCAACGCGAGAACTACCTCTACCAGATCATCGCGGAGTACGGCGAACTGGAGATGGCTCGTGCGGGCGTGGCGAAGATCGGTTGGGCCGCGGAACTGAAGCAGGCGTGCGTCGTCAGCCTGAACAAGTTCCAGAACCTGACCTACTTCTACGGGGTCGCGGGCTTGCAGAACTACGGGCTGCTGAACGACCCGTCGCTGCCGGCCTACATTGCCCCGGCACCGAAGGCAGCGGGCGGGATCGCGTGGTTCTCCGGCAACTCGCCGAACGCTTCCGGCCTCGAGGTCTACCAGGATGTTCTGTCGCTGGTCGCTCAGCTCATCAACCAGTCGAGCGGCAACATCAACGCGGACAGCGAGATGATCCTGGCGATGTCGCCGCACTCGTCTGCCGCGATGAACTTCACGAACACCTACAACGTGAACGTGAAGACGCAGCTGAAGTCGAACTACCCCAACCTTACGGTCATCCCCGCCATGCAATACGGGGCGCTGACCGCGCAGAACCCACAAGGTTCCGCAGCGGGCGAGATCGTTCAGCTGATCGCGAAGACCGTCGAAGGGCAAGAGACCGGATACATGGCGTTCAGCGAGAAGCTGCGCGCCGGCCCGGTGATCCGCGACCTGTCGTCCTACAAGCAGAAGATGGCTCAAGGGACGTGGGGCGCCATCGTTCGCCAACCGTTCGCCATTGCCCAGATGATCGGAGTCTAACCACCCAGAGACGCCACGCAACGACCCATGAGAAGCTACGGGACGGAGCCCCGATGGTCGGGGCTCCACTAACGGAGAAGTGAGATGAAGCCAGCCATCCGAAACAAGAATCCGGACGTCAAAGGGAAAGAACAGCAGCTCATCGAGGCGCAAAAGAGCAATCAGAACAACACCGACACCGTGACGGTCGGGTGCAAGCTGCCGGCGGGGTTCTGGCTCCGAGTGTTCGAGCCTCAACAGGTGGATGAGTTCGTGATTGGCGGGGGCAGGAAGAAATCCAAGGTCTACAACGAATTCGGTCGGCGGTTCCTGCTGAACGGATTCGCGCACCCACAGACCAAGGCCCCGGATCACAAGATCATCGCGGGCTTTGCTCTGACCCCCGGTATCCCAAGAGACTTCTGGGAACTGTGGCTCGAGCAGAACCAGGAATCGATGCTGGTCAAGAACGGGCTCATCTTCGCGCATACCAGCGAAGCGAACACGGCAGCGGAAGCGAAAGACAAGGGTGCCACGCTGAAGTCTGGCCTCGAGCGGCTCGATCCAAACAAGCTGCCGAAGGGCATCCAGAAGTACGACGGCAAAGACGACCGCGTAGCGGCTTAACCCGGAGCAGCGGGCATGAGCGCGGTTCCCTCCGGCGTCGTCGCGTTTGACTGGGGCTTCTTTCAAGGGGCCTACCCGGAGCTTTCTTCGAGCGTCACCTCGCAGCAGGCGCAGGGCTACTTCAACCGCGCCACCATGCTCTGCGACAACACGCCGATGAGCCCTATCTGCGACTCTTCGGTCGGAGGGCAGCGGTACACCCTGCTTCACCTGCTCACTGCCCACATCACCGCGCTGAACGCGCCCCTCAACGGCAGTCCTTCTTCACCGCTGGTCGGGCGCATCAGCAATGCGACGGAAGGCAGTGTGTCTGTGCAGGCCGACATGGGGAACAATCAGCCACGCGCCGCCGCTTGGTACCAGCAGACGAAGTACGGGGCCGAATACTGGGCGGCGACGGCCCAGTACCGGACGATGCGCTACGCGAGGCACACCCCACGGGAGATCGAGCCCTACCCGTGGCTGTACCAGGACCCCTGGAACGTGGGGATGTGATGGCAAAGAAGACGACGATCCGGCTTACAGGTGGAGAGAAGCTCACTGCCCACCTGGACAAGCTGTCGCGCCGGCTGATGAAGAGCCGCGCGCTCAACGTCGGATTCCTCGAGAACGCGACCTACCCGAAGCTTTCAGCAGCCACGCTGCGCAAGATGTACGCGGCACGCAAGAAGCGCACGGGCCAGCCGGGTTACTACGCGGACGTCAAAGCCATCAAGGGCGCGTCGTTGAAGTCCGGGGCCACTGGAGTCGCTGAGGTAGCTGCCTACGCCGAGTTCGGTACGGCAACCTCTCCACCGCGCCCCTTCTTCCGCGCCATGATCTCCAAGCACTCGAAGACGTGGGGTCCGGATCTGGCAAAGGTGCTCAAGGCAGTGGATTACGATGTTGACCGCGCTCTTGCTCTGATGGGGGAGAAAATAGCCGGCGACCTTCGCCAATCAATCATCGACACAAACGCGCCTCCGCTCAAGGCGTCGACAGTCAAGAGGAAGGGATTTAGCAAGCCGCTAATAGACACAAGCCACATGCTTCACTCTGTCGACTATGAGGTGAGATGATGACAACAGTGATTGGAAAGAAGATCAAGGCTGTAGACACCGCTGGCAATCCGTCTCTGTCCACTGCCGGGGATTACCAGAAGAACAAGCTCGGCCAGTGGATCGCGCTACATCCGACATCTGGTCTGCCGGCGCAGGTTCAGTGCTTCGAGCCTCTGGTCGATAACCCGGATGGCACGGTGTCCTCCACGAGCCCGGTCACGGTGACCGATGCGCAGGGCCACAGATGGACCGGGATGTTGGTCAACAGTAATTGGGTGCAGTGAGATGAACCTGCACTCTATCGTAGCTCCCTACGTTGCCAAGGTCAATCCATGGCTTTTGGCGCTGTGGAAGCAATCTGACGGTTACGAGCAGGAAGAGTCGGGGAAGAGGACCCCACGATACAACACCGTCCAGGGAGTTCGGGTGCAGTGCCAAGCTCTACAGTTCAAGGACCTGATTCAGCTAGAGGGGCTCAACCTTGCAGGAGTACGTCAGGCCCTCTACGTAGACGGCAACATAGAAGGCGTGAATCGTCCGGATGCACGAGGCGGGGACATGTTCAAGCTGCCAGATGGAACCGTGTGGCTTGTGGTTCACGTGCTCGAGAACTGGTCACGCACTGCGGGCTGGACGAAGGTAGCGGTGTCTCAGCAAAACGACACAAACCAGTGAGACTTGGATGCCTATTACTGTCACAGTAGATCTCCTGGAGGATCAAATCCTCGAGGCGATGCGCAACTTCCTGGAGGTTGTACTTCCTCCGGGGGTTCCTGCTGTGCAGGGGTTAGACAACCGCGTCGCGGAGCCAACCGAAGAAAACTTCGTTGTGATGATCCCGATACTGCGCGACCGGCTTTCGACGAACGAGGACACCTACACCGATTACTTTCCACAAGCACCGGGCCAGCTGACCTCGAAGCAGGCCGTTGAGCTTGTGATACAGCTCGACTTCCACGGGCCGAAGGGCGCGGACTACGCACACATCGCTTCAACGCTATTCCGGGATACATGGGGCGTTGATCAGTTCGCCGCAAGTGGTTACGATGTGACCCCGCTTTACACCGACGAGCCAAAGCAGGTTCCGTTCCTCAACGGCGAACAGCAGATCGAGCGCCGCTGGATGGTTCAAGCGCACGTTCAATGCAACCCGATCGTGACGGTCAGCCAGGACTTCGCGGGCGAACTGGTACTCGGCCTGATCGACGTCGATGCGAAGTACCCACCTTCCTGACGGAGCACTTAAATGACCGCATCAATTCCGGCATCCTCGATCGTAAACGTCACCCCCGGCGTTCTGACTGCGGGTGGGAGCACGCTTGCACTCAGCGGTCTGTTCCTTACCAATGGGAACCGAGTTCCGGTGGGAGCAGTTCTCTCGTTCCCAACCGCGCCGGCCGTCGCCAGCTATTTCGGTGCGACCTCCGCAGAGGCCACGGCAGCGGGGATCTACTTTGGGGGGTTCACAAACTCCACGGTGAAACCCGGGAACCTGATGTTCGCGCAGTACAACACGTCCGCGGTCCCCGCGTGGTTGCGTGGAGGGTCCGTGGCTGCGATGACTCTGGCGCAGCTACAGGCGCTCTCGGGAACTCTGCAGGTTGTCGTCGAGGGCGTGCTGAAGTCGAGCGGGAACATCAACCTGTCCGGTGCAACGAGCTTCAGCAATGCAGCGGCGCTGATTCAGTCTTCCTTCGGTGCCTTCGATGGAGTGACAGCAGCTACCAGCACCATCACAGCCGCGCCCGCTACCTCGGTCACAGCCGGCATCACAGGCAGTGTGATGACTGTCTCCGGCATCGGCTCCGGTACGCTGGTCGCGGGTGGCGTGCTGTCGGGCACGAATGTCGCATCGGGTACCCAGATCGTGAATCAGCTGACCGGAACCGCCGGCGGAGTTGGCACTTACACCGTATCGCCGCCTCAGAACGTGGCTGCTAACACGAACATCACGCAGAGCGCGGGATTGCTGACCGTGGGTGGCATGGCAAGTGGAACTCTTGCTGTAGGCCAAGCGATCTCTGGTACGGGAGTCGCGGTTGGAACGACCATCACCGCGCTCGGTTCAGGTACGGGTGGAATCGGTACCTACTACACGTCGGGCGGTGCGCAAACCGTCTCCGCGACTGCCATCTCGGCGGGGCCGCTGCTGGTCACGTTCGACAGTGTCTCGAACGCGTTCATTTTCACCGGCGGAACTCCGGGAGTTGCGGGAACCATTGGCTACGCAACCGGAACGCTGTCTGCGTCTCTGCTATTGACTCAGCTGACCGGAGCCATTCTGTCTCAGGGCGCCCCGGTCCAAGCTCCGGCTTCCTTCATGCCAACCGTCGAAGCCATCACCGACAAGTACGGCTCGTTCATGACACTGTTCGACCCGGACAATGGCTTCGGCTACACGCAGAAGGCTCTGTTCTCCTCGTGGCTCGCTGCGCAGGATGCCAATGATCACGTCTACGTCGCGTGGGATACCGATATCTCCCCGACGCTGTCCCCGAACGCCCCCAGCGACTTCGGTTCGGCCATCGCGTCGAATGGGTGGGGCGGGACGGAACTGATTTGGGACACGGACTACACGACCGCCGCGTTCATCTGCGGTGCCATTGCGTCCATCGACTTCACGCGTCGGAACGGTCGGATTTCCTTCGCGTACAAGGCGAACCCGAACCTCGCGGTGAAGGTCACGAGTGATCTGGTTCGCTCGAACCTTGAAGCCAATGGATACAACTACTACGGGCAGTGGGCCACCGCGGACCAGCCGTTCATCGGCTACGCGACGGGAACTGTATCAGGCCCGTTCGCGTGGCTGGACAGCTACGTCAATCAGATCTGGCTGAACAACTCGTTCCAGGACGATCTGATGAACCTGCTGTTCAACGTGAACAGCATCCCGTACAACGCGGCCGGCTACGCGCTGGTTCATGCGGCTTGCATGAACACAATCAATGCGGGACTGAACTTCGGGGCCTTTGCTGGCGGTGCCATTCTGTCGGCTGCGCAGATCGCGGAAGTCAACAATGCAGCGGGCACGAAGATCGACGACGTGATTGCCTCGCAGGGGTGGTACTTGCAAATCGTGCCGGCAACCGCAGCCATCCGGGCGCAGCGCAAGTCTCCGCAGATGACGTTCTGGTACCTGGATGTAGGTTCCATCCAGAAGATCAACTTGGCTTCGATCGAGGTGGAGTAAAAAATGGCAAAGTCCCTAACGGGTGCAAACTCAGTCATCCTGCTGTCGATCCCGCCGCTCTACGCGATCGCTCAGCAGCTTCAGCGCTTCGCGGCCGACGACGTTACGGACATCGATCCGGTCAAGCCCGCCGAAATCTTGACGGGCGTCGATGCCAAGATGTCTGCTGGTTGGGTCTACGTTCCCGTGATCCAAAAGATCACGCTACAGGCCGACAGCGACAGCAATTCGATCTTC